AGTAATTGATTCTTTGAGACATATCCATAAAACGTTCCACCATGCCTCGGCTTACTGTAATGTTGGTCACCCGGTCATTTGATCCAGCGTTGAAAGCCCAAGAGTTTGTTACAGATTCAACATAGTATATTTCAGAGGTCGGCGTGAAGCGAATAAACATGCCCTTTTTGATTCTCCTGTCGCCGAGAATGCTGATTGTTCCAGTTCTTGTAAACGGGAGCAACGCATGCGTCTCGACAATATACGCCAAAACCTGGGTGGGTTGCTTGGTCAGGTAGTCGAGGTCAACCCAGTTGGTAGAATTTGGGAGGTCATGGTAGTCAATGTAATTTGACACAACTGAAAGCGGGCGACTCCCCCAAATTTCAGCGTAACGAGCAAAGAAAATAGCCGGGAATTGGAGCAGACTGATACCCTTGCTATCACCGAAAAAGTTTCCCCTCGGGGTCAATCTATACCAGGAGTACACCTCACTGTCGTCGAACTTCAAATCTGCGCCGTAAACAACGTCGTCATTGATGTCAATGACAAGTTCCTGTTTAATGTATGACGCCACTGACTTCCCAGTAAAAGGATGTTTGCGAGCAATAAAGTAGTATTTGTCTCCGAACGTCTCCCCATAAAATTCAACGAATGGGTCTTGACAAACCTTATGTACGAAATTGATGAGACTTCCACTGTCTGTTGATATGCTGCTGTCCACAATACGACGGCCTCCTATTTCTGGGTCAACTACAAGCCTAATCACGTTCCAAATGCCATCAACATCCACCTTATTGTATTGGTTGGCGTTAAACGAGCCGACTCCCTTTTGTTGTTGAGCGGAAGCAGTTGTGTCTTTCGATTCATACCGATACACCTTCTCAGGATAGTGCTGGAACAGCCTGTTGTCACACACCTTTATGTTTGCTAAAAGGTTGAAGATGAATCGAAGGGAGAATTCAATACTGCGGTCAACATAAGCATTGAAGAACACAAGTTCTCCGTTGACGAGCCTCCTGAAGGAAGGGTTGTCAGAATCTGTGTTTACAAAGCCGCCATTCTCGGAAGCAAAGTCGAGCGGAAAGAAGTAACAACCATCTTCCAAAAGCAGTTTCATCAAGTCACGACCGCCGACACTTATACTCACGCCAGAATCAGCCGGGGATTGGTTTATGGAATTGGAGTCAACCAAACCAATCATGTCAAAATTGCGTCCAGGGAGCGAAGCCGTAGAAATGAATAGGTTGTTGTAAAATGACTCGTCACTTACCCGGTTCTTCTCCATATCAAGCACCTCAAACTGGAGAAACACAACGTCATTGGAACTTATCACATTGTGGAAAAAGTATTCTTGCCAACGTGTGACGTCATCGACAATTTTTGTTGCGGAAACACGAGAAAGGTATTGGTAATTGTCGTTGAAGAAATATTGAGAAATTGATGTCTCATCAATGCGCCATCCTTCTCCGTCAACAAATTTGCTCTTTATGGGCGCCAATTTGAGGCTGAAATTTCCACCAGATTCTGTATTGGTGATTGTGACCGATTCGAGGAACGGAGTGACGTTGACCAATTTGCCAGGTTCAAAATCGTCACCGAGCGCACGACACCAAATCCACACTGAAACATTGTTGTGAATTTTTCGTATGGTTGTGTCCTTTCCACGACTTGCGGCCTTTACCTTTGTTTGGCCGTTCAGTGGAACATACCCAGGGTGTTGTATGATTTTTTTGATTTCATCACTGAAAAAGGCTTTGAAGTCTCTGTTAGGAAACAGCAAATTTCCAGCTGTGACGATGTACTCTTTTTGCATCCTTTCCTGCGGCACTCTAATCATAACAGGAGCCTCGAGTCGGTCAGGATTGGCGGCCTCGGGGTTGCCAAAGTAAGCCGCCTCAATACGCTTGTCATTGCCTTCATATGAAACAAGGCTAAACCGGGTGAAGTTCCCGTCCAGCTGGATGCCATATTCCTCGCAAAAATCAACTACATTTTTGATCTTTGGGTTGTTGTGTATGATTTCTACGTATGCCATTACTTCTGCGTTGAATACGTTTTGTTTGTGTTGTGGAGGTTGTTGATTTGCAACTGCTTCAGAGTCTCAGCGGTCGGGGCGAAGCCTTGCTCCAGGATTTGTTTACTTTGTTCCAAAGTGATTTTTTCAAGACCGTTCTGGACAGCGTAAGCGAATAACTCAACAATCTGCGCCGCTGTGTAGGAACCATATGTCTTGTCCGGCAGTTCTGCTTCAACTTCCTTGCCCTTCAAAGAACCAGCCAAGTCGTTGCCTTTCATAACCACATAGTCTTTCCCTCTTCTGCTGTCGAGGTTGCTCCTGGAATATTGAGGCTCATATGTAGTAAGCGCAGGAGGCATCAATTTAGTTTGCTCGTAATCAAAGCCCTGATTGATCCAGTCTTGTTTTTGCTGAGTAGAGCCTCCCCCAACAAACATGCTTTTCTTGACGAGGTTTTCAACAGAGCCTTGTGTCCCAGAAAGCGGTTTGCCATCAAGACCCATTACGCCTTCCGTGTCAATTCCCAAAGCCTTATTCATGTTCTTCGCAGAGAATTGTTCTTTCAAGTAGTCGGTTGCTTTGTTGAACCCACGTTCAATCGCTCCGGTGATGTCATCCATCATTTTGGACGTCAAAGCACTCACGCCTCCCTTCTCATATGTTGTTATGTACTCGTCAATTTTGCGTATGGCTTGCACTCCGTTGCCAGCAAACCAATCATTCATTTCTGCCATACGTCGGCTCATCACACCGACTCCTCCTTGCCCGGTTTGAGCAGTCATAGGAGTTTCACCCTGTCCCTTCAAATATGTGTTGATGTCTTCTTGACTTCCAATACGAGCTGCGTCCGCTGGGCTCATGCCGGAAATTTGTTCCGCTTGGTGATTCTTCAATCCGAACAGCTGTGCCACACTCATTTTCAATTGGTCTCCCTGGAAAGTCCTCTGAAGGTCGCCGAGCATTTGGCCAAAGTTGCCTTCACCAAAAATACCCTCCTCCTGCTTCTTCATCAATTCAAACAACGAGGCATCCGGGTTGCGCTCCCTCAACGACCTCATTATGAATGCCTTGGAGAAGTCGTTGTTGGGGTTGGTGATACTCGAGTTTATTGACTCGACAAACCCCATTGAGCGTTGGTCTCCTATGCCCGCTTTGCCGAAGAGTTCAAGTATCTGGGCATTGGTTGTGGCGTTCGTCATCTGCATCTGCCCGCCTTGCATCTCGAGCATCCTCGTGTTGAATTGGATTTTCTCACCTAATTGGGTGAAGTCTCCACGCTTCACGTTGAACAGGTCGGAGCGTTTGAAGTAATTCAGCATCTCAACCGTGACGTCACCTGCCTTTCTTCCTTTGCCCTCGGTGCGCAGACCAGCGGTAAGCCCTTGCAAAGAGTTTTCATCCTGGGAGAACCGCTTCTCGACTGTTAGGTTGTTGAGTGCATCGTAGTCAGCCCTTCCGGCAGCCACCGCCGTCTCGCGTGAATACTGGAGCATCTCGGCACGCTTCTTGCCAAATTGAGTGCCTCCCTTCACGTTCCTCATTCCTAAGCCTCGAGTACTTGCCTCTGCGTTGTCAAGTTCAATGCCCTCGTTGAGCATTTTGCCAATGAAACCTGCTATGCTGAAAAGTCCGGCAACTCCAAGTCCCTGGAGTACGCCTGACATGACAGACCGGAAAGCCCCACCAAGCACTGTTGCATGTGCTCTACCTTGATTTTCATTGTTTTTGTCTTTGTCGTCACCACCCCCTCCACTATCAGCACGAATGTTTTGTGCGTCGGCAGCTGCAAGTCCACGCAGATTCCGAAGTTGAAGTACTTGTACGGCAAAGGCTTCTTCGATGCCTTGCGAGTTTTGTCTGTGCTCATCTCGAATTGACCGTTGTTCTTCAGGTGTAGCATTGGCGTCAACCGCATCTCGCATGCGATTTTGAAAACGCATTTTCTCAGCAAGTCGGGCACGCTCGGTCTCAATGCGCAATGCGCGTTCGGCTTGCGTCAATTCTTCACGCATTTGGCGAATGCGCTCGTTGCCAGAAAGTTTTTGTTGGTCGAGCCGCCGTTGCATCGCAGCGAAAGCCTGTTGGACTGATGTCTCAATGGCTCCCATCCTCCCCTCCAGGATGTCTGTAAAATCGGTGGCGTTCCCTGACATGCGCTCCAGCTCCTCATTGGCACTTTCAAACGACCGTTGTAGGTCGTCAGCCAAGTTTGAAGCCATACGCCCAAAACCAGCGTCGCTACCCGATATTTCAATTCTGCGTGATACTGTGGACATTACTTATCATTGAATTGGGAAAGGTCAAGATTGTCGTACTCTTCAGCGGCCTCTTTTTTGGTCATGTGTACAATCTCCTTCCCAGGTGAAGTTTGTGTGAATAGTTCATTGTTTTTGATATCTGTTTTGCGCTTAGATTCCAGAATTTGCTCAATTTCGATGATTCTATACTCAACATACTCAATGTACTCAAACGTCATTTCGATAAAAGACATCTGCTTGTGCTGTTCGCTACCGAACGCAACATTATAGCGTTTACGCCACCAGTAATCAACCGGATAATCGTTGTTCCAGTTGATTACTAATGAGCGCAAATTGCCAATCCTCGGCTTTACCAAGCCGGGAAGGATTTTAGTTGGGAGCAGTTTCTTCTTGGTATTGTTCTTCTGCATCTGCCAAAGCCTTTTGTGCTTGTTTGACTTGATCTTCAATACCTTTCATGATGCCATTGAACCAAGGGTAGTACTGGGTCTTGAAGGCAATAAGAAGTTGAGCAATTTGTGGAGGTGTGAGGCTGTTGATGTCCTCTGGCAAGCCGCCTTCTGCCTTCAATTCAGGGAGAATTACCAGGAAGGTAGCGAAGGCATCTATGAGATCAAGAGCCATGTTAGATGTGCGACTACGAGCCGCCATCATTTGCCCGTACATTCCAGTGGAAAGGCTCATTTTGGTGGCCTCAATCTGAATAAATTGGTCAACCGTCGGGAAGGTGACGAAATACTTTTTATCAAAAATCGTGATTTGTAGTTGGTCCATAACGGAAATGAATTTTTTATTCAAAAACCTTGCCAACAAAAAATGGAGTCACACCGCTGTTCGAGCGGAGCAACTCCATATATTTGCGCAAATAAATTTGGCCGAAGGTGCCTCTTTTATTGCGGGTAAATGATTGGATTGATGTACATGAAGGAAGCGTTGCGCTGCGAAATTTGTCCCTCGGCGATAGACATACCGTCGCGGTTTTGGAAGCAACCCTTTACGCTCATGAAGATTTCAAGTTTGCTGGTCTTCACGCCCGTAACCGGGTCAGCAGTATCCACAACCTTGCGCATGATGTCCACGGTGAGTCCCTCTTCCTGCAACAGAACAGTATCAACGAATTCATCAATGGTATTTACCACACGCTGTACAGCCTTGCCGTCAGTGAGTTGGTTCAGCGCCTTTGAGAAGTCAATTGTGTACTGGGAACAAGTGAACGTTCCATCCCAGGTTACAGCCGGAACTTCATCCGGTGTGAGGTTGCCAATACCACGAACAGCCACTCGGTTCATGTTCTCGTCAAACGAGATATTTTGCATTTTGCCAATGGCAACGCCACCGATTTTGATGACTGCCAGAGGAGCGGTAAGTACCTTTGCCATTGTTATTTAAAGTTTTATGCGCTTACGTTGATATTGAGCATGATTCCGGTGATAAACAAGCGGTTGACTGGACCATTTGGCGTGAAGCCGTAAGAGATGGTGTAGTCGCCGTTGTTGTATGTCACGGATACATTCACAAAGTTGAGAATCAGGTTGTCCGAGTTGGTCTTCGCTGTGCGGAGAATCAAGTAACTTTCGATGAATGACTTCACGTCTGCCGGAGAAGCCGTCGCCACGTTCTGGCCAACGAATTGGCGCTCTGCGTTGAGTTTGAGCTCCTTGTTGAGCAGTGACGCAATCCGCATGATTGAACCCTCGGGCGAATTACCATCAGGGTAAATCATTTGGTTATTCTTCTGCATGGAGTTGATCTCTTGGTTGATAACCCATTGCCCTTGTACTTTCTTCAGGTGGAGGACGCCTCCCAAGAGTGCCTTCTCACGCTGTTTGAGCGTCAACTCATGTACTACAGCGTCAACCGAAATGGGCTTCCAAGTGGCAGGGACTTGCGGCTCGAGCCCAGCCAAACGTCCAGCGATTTGAGCCGCCAAGTAGATGGTTGGGTAAGTCCGGTAGCCTCCACCGGAGCGCACTTTCTTGATGTCACCGTGAGGAATGTACACCTTGCTGGAATTGTAGTACCGAGCCATCGCCATCGAACTGGTAGAGGCTTGGTCAAACTCCGTGGCGTCCTTACCACCGCCGACAATCATGAATTTCTCATAAACTGCCTCGGTTGTGATATGGGTAAAGATTTTGGTGTTCTCGGTGCCAATGCCGTTGGTTGCGCCGTATTTGTCGGTAAGGATGAAGGTGTAATCAACCTCGCCAATGGCTTCCAAAACGTCGTCCAAATCTCCAGAGCCGTAAGTTTCGGTTGCTCCGGTGAAAGCCGAAAGGGAGTAAGTTGTGATGTCGCCAGCAACAAGAACACCCAAGCCAGTTGTGGCGGTAAACGTGTTCAGCCGGAACCACTGTTGGAAGACAGCGTCATCTTGCATCCAAGCCGCCAATTCTGTGATGTTCGCAACCTCGGGCGACTGAATGACCAATTCTGGAGTGGAGTTAGCCACGGCGATGTCATTCAAAGGAACGCCAGCAGTATCGGCGCCACGGTAGGTTCCAACCCAGCCTTGCCAAACAAATTTGGAAGTGTCAGCAACACCAGCAACCAGTTTAGCGGCAAACCCGGTGTCCAGGTGGGTTGAAGTAATTGTCCCGTTCGCCCCAACGCCTTCCGCAACGGTTTTGACCGAAATGGTGCCATTGGTAAGCGTCTTCGACAGTGTGGCTTGGATTGATGTTTTTGCGCTCACAAAGAGGAGTTTTTGAGCACCTCGTTGAGCGATGACAGGTTTGAAGATGTATTGAGCAACATCCCAAAGGATACCGCCGCGCATCCAACGTTGGAAGTCGCGAAGGCTGTCGAATTCATACACCGAACCAAGGTCTTGATGGAGTGCGCCGTTCACGCCAGAACCTCCACCCCAACCAGCCCCGAGGCCAGTATCGATGATCAAGACGGTTCCAAGTGAGGAAGACTCTGGAGCCTCCGTCACACCGCCTATCACCCGTGTATATGCGCCGGGTTCAAGTACGGTCTTATTTCCAAATTGCACTTTGCTTGGCATGATTCAAGAAATTATTTGTTTGACAAGTATTTGGCTAATTTAGCCTTGTTGGTTGAGATGTCTCTCCACTCCTCTTCAGGGTATTGTTGAGCAATTTCAACAAGTTGTTCAACGCTTTTGACGATGAGTTCTTTGAGTTGCGGCTTTCCTGCTCTTCCAAGGTTGAATTGCGCCGTTTCAAAATTTGCTATCCATTCGTCTTCTGTTGCCTCAACTACGCCACGAGCCGTGAAGTATTTCTTTGAGGCAACCCGGTCGCGTTGGGCTACTGCATAAATATCGCAAAATTCGTCGATGAGCATGGATAAATCAATTTGAATTGTTTGATAACTGAATGAACGTACAGCCCTTTGATCAATTGGAGTTGACCGAAGGGACTGTTGTTATTGAATTTACACTGCCCAGTGCGAATATATCGCGGCCTGAGAAGTCATAGCCAAAATTGAGATTAAAATTCCTTGAATATATGTTCTGCGGCATCAAGTCAGAATTGAACATCATATCAGAACCGCCGAAAGTAACGTTTTGGAATCCGTCAAGTTCCATTTGGGTCTTCAACCCTATGAAGCCACTTTTCAGAAGTATGTAAGTCAACAAAACCTCCAATGAATTGTCAGATGTTATGAGAAGGCTGTAAGCCGCCGAAAAACCAACCGTGAACACTTGATATTCCTCCCCAACAACGTCTCCTCCAATCCCTGCGGCATACCCTTGGTTAGTGCCTATTGGACTCATTCCAGGAGACTCCGTTGGCATCATTATATGGATTGTGGGGAAATGCGCACGCTCCATATTGAATCCCATATTGACTTCCAACTTCCTCGGTGAATCGTTATTTCTCAATATGAACATCGTTTTGGCCTGTTGGTAATAATCAGTCTTGTTGAACGTCAAATTGGCCGAATTGATGTCTGTCTTGAAAATGTGATACAACAAAGTATCAGACTCGTTGCCGTGCGCTGCGAAATCAATATTGATGAAATTAAACAACTTTATCAAGTTGTCATAGATAATCAATTCAGGAATCAAAACTATCATATCAAAGGCTGGATAAAAAGCGGTCAACAGAATTGTTCACAATGGTATCAAAGTCGGTGGCTTGGAACGCCTTGGTTGCGAGGTCATGGGCTTGTATGCCAGTATGAATCCACGAGTTTGGGTCAGATTTGCTCGAGACGCGGCGAAAGGTCGAATATGAGTTTTGGGTTGCGCTTGCGTACGTTTGTTGGTTACGCTGCAAACCTGCCAACAGAGGACTCTTATGCTGGTAAGCCGGGAAGGTTTGCCCGGTGAGTGCATTGGACGCTGCGCCTCTCGTGCCTCGAGTTTGGTGCCTCGCTGGTAAACTGCCAGCTGCCAATGACTGGCCAGGAGTTGAGCGACCTACGGTGCTCGTGCGCGGTCTAAGTTGCCGGGCAAGTTGGTGCACGTCCTGCGGCATAGCACTCGAGAACGCAGAATTTTCCCCGATTGAGCCGGGTGTAGACCAACGGAAAGGAATTGTCAAATACCAGCCGCCGTCCTTTGTGTGCTTAGCCTTCGAAGACCTGGCAAATCCATCTTTGAGGTCGAATGGCTGCGCTCCGAATTCAAGCATGTTGGGAAGCGTTCCACGCAATATCAACACATTCTTGAATTTGCTCTGCTCTCCCATGTATATGGAGCGGATGTACTCATTGCGAGTGGACTTCAATTCCCTCTTAGCGGCAGCCCTCCAGTTGATGAGCACAGCTGTGGTAACGTCGTCAACGACTTGTTGAGTCATTGCACCCGCAGCAGCCGCCTGTAAATTGAACTCGGCTATAACGTCACTCAAATCAACTCTGAATCTCATGGGTAAATTGTGTTATCGAACAAGCCTTCTCCAGTAAAGTTCGGTGTTTCAAACATAGTGTGGGGCTTTTTGCCCACACTTGAAATTGGCAGCTCCTTCAAAGTCTTGCCTCCGGTTGCGCAGTCTTTCGAGCGATTCTTCATCACCTCTCGGTTGATATCAATTATGTGGTAAACCGGAAGGTGATAGTAACGCACCGTCAAGTTTAGGTATTGTAGTTGCGGGTCGGTCACGCCAGCCAAAGCAGCCAAGAAAATATCATCAAGAATGATTTTGTTATTCTGTATGGTATATTGATTCGCAGCGACTGGTATGAGCGGAGAACTTGCATTCTCGAACAAGTAAATGGCCTCAATTTCCACGGGTTCATAAGCCAAAAAAGCGAACAATTTGTTGCTACTCGACTTTCTGACATGGGCAATTTGAGAAAACACCGTCTCCACATCCAATATTGTCACTCTGTCCATGTACCCGACTTTGTCCTCGGCTGTGGTGGAAATATTGATTGTTCCAACATTCTCCTCTGTCCAGTTGAGGAATTTTGTTTGCTGATTGATGTGGCTTATCAAAGCCCTCGTCTTGGTTTTGTTCACGAATATCCAGCCTGTTGCGCCGCAATTTTTGCAACCCACATCAACATGCCCGTTCGCCTTATCTTTGCAAGGACAGAACAAAGCCTTCTCCAGCATGATGTCATATCCGTGGTTGGAAATAGACTGTTTGAAGTCCTTAGCGTTGAGGTAAGGAGCGACCGCCATGCTCGACAAGTCAAGCGGAGTTTCTGTGAGTATGGGTTTGTCGTGCGCAGCCATTTTATAGTGCCATGAAAGAGATGCCTCGGTAGAACTCACGGAGCATCTTCAATTCGTTTGTGATTTCAGTTTGATATTGCCCAATTCTTCCTTTGAAGAGGTTGCCTTGGGAAGCCGTTGTCGAAATACTTTGACTTAGGCCATCGAAAGACAGGCTCGAGGACGCTATCCCAGGGGAATACAGAACGTCGCCCACGATATTCAAGACTTGCAGAGCAGCCATTTTACCCACCAAATTCATGATGTTCTCGGGAATCTTGTCGAATCCTGTGCAGTAAACCACGTCCCAATAATTCGGAACAAAGTCCATGCTGTAGAATCCCATGTGTGGGGTGATTCCAAGGTACAGAACCGAGCCGTAATTCTGCGGAGTGCCTGCGCCGTTGGGAACAATGTACAAATTTCGCATGGCACGCTCAGGGTCATTCTCGTTCATGTAAATTGATACCCATTGGTTTGGATACGTCACTTGCTGAACAGAGTTGAGGAAGCCGTCCAACTTGTGCACTTTGTTGATCGGCAAGGTCGCCTTTATGTACCCCCAGCTCTTCCATTGGTCATAGATGAAGTCACAACGCTCGTGATATATTTGCTTTTGGAGTTTTATTTCCAATGTTGTCTCAATCCATTGCTGTGCTGCGCCAATGAACAAGGCTATGTCATCGGTATTCATCTGTACACCATTTTGAGTGCACATAGGAATGCCGAACAGGTAGCGGCCAAGTAAGTCATCTACTGACATTACCAGACCACCACCTGTTTTGTATTTCGTTGTGAAATTGAGTGTCGGCATTACTCGGGTTTGTTGAACGCTTTTTCAATGAGGTAGTTGACCAAGTTCGGCTTAGTCAAGCCCTTCCATTCTTCCTCGGGTAATTCTGATTCAACAGCCAACGCTTGAAGTTCATCAACGCTCTTTTTCAAAAGTGCTTTGAGCATTTCCTTGTTGTCTGCTGCGCCTTCATCGCCTTGTGGATCACCTGCTCCATCTACAACCTCCAATTCGCCTTCTTCAATCTTGCCGAGTTTGTTTTCAAGAAAGACCTGGGCGTCTACCTGAGAAAGCCAAGCACAGTTGTCCTCAATCTTGACGACTTCTGTTCCTGTGTTCAGGGTTGTGGCGCGTTGTGGGAGCGCGAAACGAAATTTGACTTTTTTGCTCATGTTGTTAATTCAGTTTACAATAAATACATCTTAACTGTGATACAAAAAATGAGGCTGAGAAGTTGCCCTCCCAGCCTCATTTTTCACTAATTGGCCGTTGAATTACGCAGCATTAGGCAGGAACGTTTTCACCGATGTTGATGAAACGAACGCCTTTACGCGGAGCAAAGAACATAACCGTACCGTACTGCAGGATCATGAAACGGTAAGCCGGAGACACAACCGCCAAGTCCATCTTCATCAGAGGAGCCAGCTGTTTGTAAGTCATAACGTTTTGACGGTTCTCAACAAGCATTGCTTGGTCAGTCGCAGGGATGAAGCGGTTGCGGTCACGGATGGAACCAGCGGCAGCACCGTCATACCCAGCGGCAAGTTGGGAAGCGTTTACGTTGTAGGCAAAATCGAATTGAGTGATCGAGCCGTTTTTGGAGCGGTAAATCTCAAAGTAGGTAGCAGGTTCGCCGGAGCCGGAAGCCGTGAAGTTCAAGTCAGCAGCCTTACCAGCCACGAGAGCCAGCGGAGTGCTGTCGAGTACAACGAGCGCAGACTTGCCAAAGCGATTCACAGCGCGCACACCCCAGGTGTAGGAGCCAGCGTCAGCGGCAGCCCATTTGCCCAATGCGTCGGAAGCAACAAGCGTCAACGGAGTACCACCAGCGGTAACAGACAATGGAGCCTTAGCGGAAGTTGCGCCCGAGTTGACACCCACTTCAACCGTACGAGGACGGCGAAGGAATACGTCGCGCACAAAATCTACATTGCCAAAGTTGGTCACCTGGCCAGGAATGTTGTTGCCAGGCATCAAGCCGTTGTTGTCAGCATTCAGGTTGTAGCGTTGGAATTGCTGCATTTGGTTGGCGTAGTTCGAAAACACTTTGTTGGGACCAAACAAGTGGGTGCCAATACCGTAGTTCTCAGAAATAGCCTCCATTGCACGCTCAACTGCAGTGGGTGTCAGGACGTTGCCACGCATGTCAATTACCAGTTCGCTGTCCAAGTAACCAGCCAAAGAGCCGTTTACGTAGTTGATACCGTCGTGTGATTCGTGCTGTGCATACAGACCGTTGAAAGCCTGTGGGTCAAGTCGGCTGTCGGCAAAGAACAGGGAGCGGTCAAGCCGCTGGAGGATGCTCAAAGTGCCTTCGCGTGCATACTGGTCAATGATGTTGCCAACGTTGGTGTTGACAAGCGTCATCACGTGTGATACCGAACGGGTAACACCCATGAATTTGACCAATTGCGCACGACGCACGTAAGTGCTGTCTTCTTCGCCGGGCAATTCACCTTCAATCAGGAACGCAGAATTTTCTTCAGAGCCGTAGCCTGTCACTTGGTTGAATTCCTCAACCGTGTTAAAGGCTTTGTCTTTTGGGAACAATTTCCACGATGCGATTTGCTGCTCCTGGAACGTGACAACTTTCAGTGTCTTCTCCAGGGATTCTACTTTGAGCGGAGAACCGCTCGCAGTGGTAGAGTTGGTCGTTTCGCGGCCAGTAATGAGACCTCCTTCCAAGGCTTTGGACAATTGTCCGAGTTCATCCTGAGATGTACCACCGTGGAATACCTCATTTTCAGCCGCACTCATCGCATAGTCTGCGAGATTCAATGTTGGATTCATGATAACAGTGCGTTAAAATGGTGTGATAGTGTGGACGGTCTTGATTACGATTCGCTGTGAAACAGCCTATTAAGCAATGATTTCGAAGCCTTGTTTGCGCAGTTGCTCAACTGCAGTAGGGTCAAGTTGGCTGCTGCTTTCGAACGTGGTCATAGCCTTTGCCATTGGCTCATTGAAGCCATTTGCTGGGAACGCCAATTTTTCAAGTTCGGTACAGATAGCAGCCTTCTGACGAGAAACGGAGAGCTGTTTGACGTTGCCTGCTTTGGAAATGCCGTTATCAGCATCAGCCAGGTCAAAAGCCTTTTCAATTGGTTGAGCAGGGGAGAGGCGAGTGAGCGCCTTGCGGCCAACTGCCGGAGCACTTTCAAACTCTTCCAATTTGTTGCGGAGCAGAGCGGTCTCTTCCCGGCTTTTTTCCAATTCGCTTTGGAAGCCCTTCAGGAGAGTTTCTACAGCGCCAAAACCAGCGGAGTAGTTGGTTGCCAACTCACGCACTGCCTTTTCGATGGTCATGTTGGGGATGGTAGCGGAGCCAAGTTCGTCGTTGAAGCCTTTTTCAACTTCATCGCCATCATTGTCGCCATCACCTTCCTTTTCCTTTTCATCGTCGTCCTCTTCAGGGTCGAGTTCATCAGGCTGGTCAGCCTTGTATGCCTTTGCCTTTTCAAGCAGACCCAAAGCAGCATCCATGTCGGCTTTGGTGATGGTATCGGCGTTTGAATTAAGATTTGCCATTGCGTCGTGATTTTTTACTTTGAGTACAAAATTGATAAAGTCATCAGTTGGGACTTCAATACCTGACATAATCAAGAATCCCTCTATGCTTGCTTTTGAAAGAAAGCCGGGTCGGTTGTCTTTTAGTTTGTCATCTACAGAAGAAGGAGCGATAGCCTGGCCAGATGCGGAGCCAGCATCAAGCGTCTTCTCAATCTTACCTCCCAATTGTTGCCAAGCATCAAAGAGCTGTTTTGGCACAAATTCACCCTCAACATGTTTGTCAGCGTACTTTGTTTTGCGCTTGTGGAGCGATGCGATTTTCTTATCAATCTTAGCAAGAATTTTGCCGTGGTGCGCTACAGAAGGGTGATTGCCATCTTCCTTGTTGTCAATCACATCTTGATCATTTTCTTGGTCGCTTTCCGCTGTAGCACGCTGTCTTTTGTGGAATCTGATTTCAGCGTCAATCTCACGCAATTTTTGTTCTCTTTTGGGATGCTCATACACGTAAACCCATTTACCATTTTTTATGTATTTGGATGTGTATTTGCCTCCAATTGCCTTCTCAACTTCATCAGCTCCTTCTTTCTCTTCATCCTCGTCGCCTTCAACTTTTTTGATTTCTCCTTCAAAACTTTGAGCGTCCAAATCGCTGGAGCAAGCCTTCAGAATCTCTTTACTCGAGGCGCCAGCTGCCTTCATCAATTTCAGGTCTTCAAGCAGACCATCCATATCAGGTGTAAGGTCAACATCCGGCGTGCTTCCATCAGCCTTCACAATTTCGGCAATTGTTGCTTTGTTTTTTGGCTGATAAGTGATTGCGCACCCGGTTATGGCAGCCTTGGTAACAATGCGCGGGTTGTTTTTGTCGCGTTCCAAAACCTTTCCCTCAATGGAGAAGCCGAGCCGCCGACCGGAAGTGCTTTGAGACTCGAGCACCTTACCAAGCGCAAAAACTTCTTGTGCCAGTGGAGTGTCGTAAAGGTCGCAAACAACGTGCATTTTCTTACCTCCGTCAATGACTTTGGCTGCCGAAGGTTCTCCGATGATAGCGGAAGGCTTGTCTTTTTGGCGATGGTGCCAGTTGACAAAACCGCTCTCGGTGAAGTACGAAAGATCAAAGCCCTTGGGCAGCAGAATCTCCTCGTCGGTGTCCTCGTCGGTTGTTGAGGCAATGCCGGCAATTTGCATTTTTTCCACGCCGTCTTTGTCCTTAGACTTGACAATTTCGGCTGGCATAAAGAATCCAAAATTATTCTTCATTGGTGGTAAACTTAAATGAGTTTAGAATGTCAACGAGTTCGTATATGGATACGTTGCAAACGAGACATGTTAATTTTGTGCGAGGTGCAACTTTCAGCCCTTGCGCCAGGTCATGGTGACCGTCAGCGACAAATAAGCCTCGAGAGACAAAGTAAATCCTTTCTTTGAATTGTTTGGATTTGGAGTCAACTTTTCCTTGAACCTTGGCGTTGTCAATATCATTTTGAGCGAATTTGAGTTTGGAAGCCGGGTAACGTCTTACTTTTATGAATACACCTTTTGACAACAAAGCGGCGATTGTGCGCTGCAAGTCGTCGTAATCAATCTGCGGCATCTCAATTCTCGACAAGCCTGCAGAGCCTTTTATTTTTTCTTCTATGACATCCATTGGTCCATTTGATATCTGATTTCAGCAAACAAAAAAGGCCAAGGCTGCTTGCGCAACCTCAGCCTAAACCCAAAAACCAAATGAAAACAATCTATCTTATTGGAATCTTTTGTAGAACTTCAAGTCTGTCACTTTGTTGACTCCTTCGGGTGACTCAGCATCGTAAAACTTCCCATCCTTTGTAACAAACTCGTGGTAGTTCCTCGTAAGCCTTTCCGCTTCTTTAAAGTCAGAGCCTCTCTTTATGACGAAACTTGAATCAATCTTATTCAAAGCCTGCGCGAAATACTGACAAAAACCATTGTTAAATTCCTTTGGAGTTATTTCATCAGGGTGCTCATCTAAATCATCCAAACTTCCAAAACCTACTTCAATTTCTTTCTTCACTTTTTCCCAGACCAAGGGTGAAAGAACACCCTCAAATTTTATGCCTCCCTTGGTCTGCGCTACTTTTCCCGCTTCTCCATCCTTATACACATTCACTTTGCTGATGACCAACTCATATCTCTTGCCGTCAGAACCCTCCATTACAACGTATGGATTTGGGAAACGCTGGTAAACATTAACTCGAATGACTTTTCCTCCCTTCATTTCACCCTTGTGCTCGAATACAACTTGGTCGCCCTTGTTGTACTCTCCGTATGTTGGGTGAACATACTTATCAAATCCAACAACCTTTTTGTTGTTTTCTGTATCCATTGTATGTTTTTCAGGAGCGGTTGATTCAGCTTCTTTTTTCTTCTGGTAAGCAGCCTGAGCTATCGAAGTGGTCGTCTTTGGTTCAGGTTTGTTTGCTTTATTGTCAGCAATGGAACCAGCCTTGCCAGCGACTTCCTTCTTGTGATCTTCGTTGATCATATTACCCAACTTTGCAGGTTTGACTCCCAATTTCTTTGCGGTGTCTTTATGCTCGGCTGTTTCAACCGCTGTACCCTTGACTTCTCCGGTGTAATCAGGGAGGTGCGCGTCAAGATCAATATGCTCTTTGGCGAACTTTTCGAATTGTTCAGTCGGGAAAGTTTTTGTCTGGTAAAACGAACCTTCAGCCGCCGAATCTGAGAAAGCAACAACAACCTGTTTTGGTGTTTGCTTTGTGATTTTTGCGTATCGGTAAGATGAACTCCTACGGCCTTCGCCGAATCTGTATGGGTCTTTCATCTCGAACGAATCGGAGCCAATCTCGCGCAAGGCTTCAACCATCTTCTCGGCTTTGGCTTGCTCTTCAAGCGTCCTGCGTTCTTTCTTCAAATTCTCAATCTTGTCGGAGAATTCATTGGTGTAATTTCCTTGCATATCAGCGTCCTCGTAATCAGAACGCAATTTGCCGAGCCTTTCCATCATTTTTGGATTCTCCGTAACAGACTTCACCTTTGCCATCGCCTCGGTCAACTCTGCGAACTTGCTGAAATCAGCTGGGTCGCTCGTCTTGAAAGAAGAATGTCTCATCCTCATTTCAAACTCTGGCTTGCGTTTTTCCCGGCCACCCCAGGACATATCATGCCCAATAGTCATCAGCTCCTTCCCTTCAGAATCTTTCACAGACAGACTGAAGTGTCTGCTGTTGTCATCGATATCCAAGCCTGTATCTTTCCAAGCCTGTTTGTAGTCGGCTACGGTTTGCTTGCGGATTTTGTCTGGACCATTTTTGTCCCATTCCTTCCACTGCTCTGCGACTTCAGACACCTCGGCATCAATTTGCTTGATGCGCTCTTCCTTCACTTGGAAGCCAGCGACACCCGGCTTTTTGGTTGGTATTTTGTCTTCAATCTTCACCGCTCCTCCTGGAGCCTCCAAAGAAGCAATACGAGCGGTAAGTCTGTCGTGAGTCGCCTTAGTTTCGCCATGTTGTCTTTTGAACCAATCATCGTCGGGTCTTTTTTCCATTGCCGCCTTCTTTTCTTCCAGCTCCTTTCTCACTTTGTCAATGGAATGAATGGCGTGGCGAGCCTCTCCTGCCTGATTGTAGTCTGCAACCCAATAAGTGCGGTAATAAGGCTTCGTGCCATCAGTAGGGCGAACAAGTCGCTTGACAGCATGTAGTTGCGCCTCGGCTTTCTGGATATCCGTGTTGGCAATCTTTTGCGTATTGGCAGCAACAAGTGCCAGCGTGTCGTATGCTTTTTCTAATTCAAACATGACGTTTATTTTGATATTGATAACTTTGATGTTTTGTCAAAACCTGTTTAATACTCCACATAGATTTTAGGCTTGCTAACCCTTACCACGCCTCGGGTATTTCTTACAGGTTTGAAGTCTCTGTTAGCATCATCCCATTCAGTGTCCATCGGCTTTTGCTGAAGTGTACAACGGCACCAAGGGTGATGTGGTCCAATAACGGGAAGCCATTGGTCTTGCTTTTTCCCGATATTGCTTCCGTTCGCCAAAATGTCCCTCAACTTAAATATCTTGGGTCTTGATCCAATACCAGCTGTGAGATAAGCCTTAATGCACTGTTTACAAGCCCCAGGATAAACGTCTTTGAACACTTCAGCGTCCGCTCCATGTGTCTTCAATATCTGCTGTGCAATTCCAGAATCAAGAGCCGAATGCATAATGTAGTCGGCAATCCTATCAAAATCTCGGCTCCAATCAAGAGTTTTCCCACGCAAAACAGAAGCCAACTCCCTTGACGTCTTTCTCAAAAGAATTGCCTTCTCAGCCTCGGTTCGTATGAGTGTCTCATAAGCGGCTCGCAACTTCTGGTCAACCTCAACGAACACCTGCGAGAAGTCGTGACTCACCCGGTTGCCTAAACCCTTTATGTCATTGTATGCTTGGAATTTGGCAGCTGTCAATGCGTTCCTTTCAGCTGCGGTAAGAGGCAAGAGGTTGCCCGAGGACAAATACTTTTTTAACTTGGAATAAGGCATGCCACGAGTGATATCTTGCCCGAGAGCCTCTGCTAACATGCCGAGACGGAACATCTCATCCATCTTTCCAGAGGCTGTATACTTCTCACGCCAATCAATTCCAAAACCCTTCAAAATATTCTTGTCTTCTTCTGTCAAAATATCAGAACCCAACTGGTCGCCGATGAAGGTGACATGCATCTTCTCAACTGCCTGTAGAAGTTCCTGTATTTGATTGAAGTTGAACATTTTGAAGAGCAAATTTTACCAAGTCGCCAAGGAACTTGGAGTACGCAGTCTTGAACTCCGCTTCAATTTCCTTGGCGGCTTTGAATCTTGGTTTATCTTTAACCTTTTCCATTGAATATGGCTCTGAATATGCGAACAAAAAAGCCGGGTCGCTGCGGCAGAACTACAGACTGGAAAGCCTGTGTATTGGAAATTGTATGTGGCGACTGAGAATACAGGTAAGCGGTCGTCTTTCTTGGCTTCAAAAACCCGGTTCTTTCAGACCTGAATAACACCAAAATGCTGTCTCGAGTCGAAACATCATATGCAATGGAATCGCAGTTGGCGGTTATTGACAATTCAATCCATCCATCATTGAATTTGCCGGTGTATTCAGGGTAAACAAATTCAACCTCGGGTGTATCGGTGGTGTCTATAAAAACAACCTGAGTCCTGATTGAGCCAGTGTCGCGGTATTCCAGGCGAGTTTGGATGAGCGCAACGGTCTGCGAGCCTTTTTTGGCAAGCATTTCTTTGTACCGTTCCAATTCTCCTTCCTTCTCAGCCAACTTGGCTTCCCAGGACTTTTGGATTGTGTCAATTTGAGCGTCGGCTTGCGCTCTGGAAATTTTATCAACATTCGCAAGTAACTGCGATTCTTGATTCCGCGTGGCTATGGAGGCAAGGCGCCAGAACAGGAAGCACACGAGCGCAAGGCAAACCAGTATGATGATACCGAGTGTGTTGCGCTGCTTTTTAACATCAAAATTAAGATTCATAAGACAACAAGTTTTGTAACATTGAAATGAGTTGTGGTTGCGGATATGGGTCTGACTTGTCTTGGCGAAAAGAACAGTGCCCCCAAACTCCAGGCTCTCCGGAGAGCGCACGGTCGTTTACATTCCAAAACGCTGTTCCTTTGTAGTCCAAGGGAATATCAAATCTCATGGCGTTCAAAACGATCCAAGTCTCAAGTGTCTCAATTTCTTTTTCTGTGTAGCGTTCAAAAGCCGGGTATCCACGAAAAGGCACTTTGTCTGCCTTAGCGTCTGGCAAAATGTTCCCAGCCCAAGTCTTGTATGCTCCGTTGCCATTATCAGTCAAGCCTCCGAATGAACAAATCTCCAACTGGACAGCCTGTCGGTTGAGTGTCAAATTGTTCATGTTTTTGATCCCTCGCTTGCGAAATTCAACTTCTTCGACGCCCAAGGCATGCCCCCAAAATTCTTCACCGAAGCCTCTGTAGAGCCGCCCACCGTCGTCAATACCACAAGCTGTACAAACTCCACGACGTGCGTCCTTGTCCCAATCCTGAAACATGCCTCTCGCATTGTCCCACCCAGCGGAGTGATGTATGATAATTTGAGTTTTGGGGAACACTTGCCCAACCGGGTAATCATGGAAAGGGATGTTGATGGGAGACAGAAGAGCCTCGTACAACTTACCATATGACATCAAGCCAAATCTGCCGTCTTTTGTCAAGCCCTTCGAAGCCTGAAAGTGGACGATGTCGTTGGAGCCGACCTTGGCCAGCAATTTCATGAGTATTCGGTAGCGTCTGCCGCTTGATTCTGTGATAATTTGCATGGCTTATTTATTTTTATTTTGGACCAACTCGCGACTGAATTCAAGTGACTTCTTGATTGAATCAGTAAGGTCGCGTATATTGACCATCAGCTCTTTTTGAGCCGAACGATTTTCAGTCAGGAAATTCTCGAGCAAAACGCCGAATTTTTCCAATGTCCTGATGTTTGATAATCCCATCTCATACATTTGCTTATGAAGTTCGCGGTTTTCAGAAACCAGTTGAGCAATGGACTCCTCAGCCTTCTTGATTTCGGCATCCTTCGCAGTCATCAATTTATCATGACTCAAAATATAGAGTCTGCCTAAAACAGTAACCGCTAAGAACAACAATCCAGCGAGCACGCCGTAAACTGTTGTAGGAGAAATGCCAAACACGCCTGTAATGGCTGTAGAATCAGGTGTGACAGCTTGTAGAAAAAGCATAACTTTCAGAGATTATTGCAGTCAAGAATTGAGTTTTTTCAAATAATCCTCAATTGACTTAGTGAACGGATTTTGATCTTCTTCTTTTCCTGGAGCAGCCTCGCCTTCTCCATCTTGCATTTGACCCATACCATCCATGCCGGGTTGACCGGGCATTCCTGCTCCGCTGTCTTCCATCGCCTTTTGATTGGCGAATTGCATGTAATTGGGGTTCATGATCAAATTGCCTCCTTTGTCTTCACCGAGCGCACTCAAACCACGACGCACCCGAACCTCGTCAAGTGTTTCGTAATTGCTCAAAGCCTTCACGTCCATTTCTTGCTCATCCTGTGGTGTCAAAGCATCTATTCCTACAAAACGGAAACGGTATTTGCCTCCATAAAAAGCACCGACAAGGAATTTATTTATACGCTTCTGGAGGAAGCGCAATATAGGCGCCAAGCCTTTGTCACGAGAATGCTCGAGACGCTGCTCGTTGCTGCCTTCGAAGAGCGTGCTGGAGTTTGCCCCACCGGAGAGCGGAAAGTTCACCTCGGCAGGGTCTATTGAGTATATGGCGCACGACACTTTGATGAGGAACTCAATCCAGTTTGAAAACTCCATTTCCTGGTTGGTCTTCTGGAGGTCAACATACTCAATCTGGTCAGACTGGATAATCGGAAGCCTCCAGCTGTTCCAAACACCTTGCATTGTGCTTTGCCAAAATTGGCGAAACTCGCGCAGCCGGGTCTCGCTAACATTTCCGCTTACACGGAACATACCCTTTGGCATTGAGCCTTGTTTGAAGAAGCGTCTGTTGTACTCTTCACCCCAAAGCAGCGAGGTGATTGTCGAAACCAATTCTTCAAGTTCTGAAATGCCATAGCCATTGGAGCGCACGTCAGTTGTTGGGTTGCGAATACCCATGCACATTTCCCAAGGGTAAAATTCAGCTCGAATCTCATTCTGCCAAATTTGTACAAAATTGGGGTAGTAGCCTTTGACTTGGCGGCCTTGTATAGAAGCAGAGTGATGTCCCTGCGAAATGAGCCGCTTGTACTCGTCGTCGTCAAACGACTCCGCAATGCGAATTGTGCTCGCGTCAACCGCCATGAACTCCATCGGGAAGCCTTTACGGTCAGGAACAATCTCAAAGCACATTTGATCGTATATGAGTGAATCTCGAGTGATTTTCCTTATGAACGTGTCAAAATCGTCTCCCTCAAATGAATTGTTTACTCCGCAATTATTGATGAAATCGGTCAAAAAGTCAATTTCCTTCATCTCTTGCTTCGTCAATTTCTTTGATGAATCTTTGTCATCATGACGAAGTGGCTTCTTCTCAATAACAAAACCCAAAGAATACCTATCTTCCTGTGGTTCACTGAACGATGCGACTTGGTTGATACGGGTTCGAATAATGGCGTTGATAATAGGCGTTTTAGCCATATTACGCAACAATCCATAAGACATCCCAGTTCTGCGCTCCTTGTATCCAAATGCACTGTAAAAATCGTTTGGATCAATTTGATAGCTCTTGCGATCGCTTTCATCCCTATTCTGAACAGAAGCGAGCACAGTTTCAGCCTTCATTATCTCATGTGGATCATTAGAAACAAGGCTTTGCTCCAGCGTCTTCAGCCGGAGCAATTCCAATTTAGCTATAGCACCAGAAATGGCGTCTAATTTGTGAGGTTTTGTGTCGCTCATTATCCTTTATTTGTTTCTCCAAAAATTGCCGACAAAATGTCAGAACGTACAGCATTGATGAATTCTTCTTTAGTTCCTTCATACGGAAAACCACCTTCTGAAGCGGAATCATACTCATTTGAAAGTAATTCATTCAACTTTGTGTGCATTGCAATCTTTGAAGGCTTTCCGTTTTTCTCCCAAATTTGCTTCATGTCATTCTTCCAATTCATCGAAGGATTGATGTAATTCTCAAATAAATCTTCTGAAAGAGATTGGACATGAGATTTTTCTTGCTTTGCTTTTGATTTCAAAGCCACTTTCATTGCTTCTAATTCTTGGTGAATCTCATCTCCCTCCTCGTAGTCAGCTGTATCTTCTCCATGTTTTATAGCTCCCTTTAGCTCATCCACATCCCAATTTTTATAGTAATCAGGATTTTTCCATTCTTTTGGACGTTTACCTTTTTGGCCATGAGATTCGTCTGGGTTATCATCTCCAAAAGCCTTTGGGTCTTGTCCGTGAAGTGCTTTTCCTGTTTGTTTTTCCTCATCCCATTCCTTGTGCGAATATGACATGCTGTGTTCATCTCCCTGCATTTCCTTGCCATCCTTTCCAACTCGCTTCACATGTACTTGCTTGTCGTCAGCGCCGACAACCTTCACCTTGCTCGGTCCATCCCAGTCAACCGGGTGAACTTTACCGAGGTCTTTGTGATCGCTTTTGCCTTTCTTAGCATCATCCAATTTGTCGGCTGCTTGTTTTAATTTGTCTCCTGGATGATCTGCCAATATGGCGTGTTGATCAATTCTTTTGCCGTCTTTTGAAACATATTTGTCACCTAAGTGTTTTTTCGTATGATCAAAGTCATGAGACAAAATCCTGCCGAGCGAGTGGTAATCAGGCTCTTCCTTCTTGTCATCTGCAGGAACAGTCTTACTTCCTTCCGCATTGTGCGCTGGATGAGTGAGAAGGGTTTTCAGCAATTCCTTCTTTGAAGCCGGATGCAACTTATTGTATTCATCGTGCGACATACCGGAGTGGTGCGCAATTTCCTTTGAGTAGGTATGAATGGCATCATCTGGATTGGACTCGGCATGCGAACGAGATATTTTACCTATTTTTGCTTCGCCGCCATCTCCAGAAGCGGCCTCAGACTTTTTTCCAGAATCGCCTTCTTTCGCTTTTTCGCCAGCCCGGACATATACAGTGGTCATTTTTCCACGCTTGTCTTGCTTCTTTACTTTGATAAGTTTGGAAACATCCCTTCTTGCCTTCTCAATTTCCTCAAGAAGCGTGGTGTCTCCGTTGGCGTCAACCTCGGCTTTCTGTAAATTGCGAACAAATTGGGAAACTTTCTCAACCTCAAAAACTTCGATCAAGCCATCTGAGACGGCCTTTTCAAAATCTGATTCGTGATATACTGGAAGCCCATCTGAAGCAGGCAACTGGATGGTTGATAAGATATTGCGTGCAATAACTCCTCTTTGACGTTTGAGTTCTTGTAAAGTATCCATTGAAATTGGAAAATTAGTTCGTGTTCAAATGAAGTTAAAATACCTGTTTACTAATTCTTTGACGGTCGGTATCGCAACTTCGATATGTCATGCTGCAACAAGAACAACCGAGAATCTTCCTCATTGAGAACCTTGATTTCAATGTTTTTGATATTTTTTCTGACCCAAGCAATTTTCTTGTACTGTCCGTTGGCAATGCAAGTTTTGATTGTGTAAATTGATTTAATTTCTACAAATCTATCTTCAAACTCAAAATCAGGAGAATACCAACCGAAAGGAGTTTTTATCCGTGGTGCTCGCTTGGGTTTTTCACTGCATCCAAGATAATACACCAACTCGTAGCGACCTTGCAAAACGATGCCATCGACTTGATAAAATTGGCAACGACCACCTTTATTCTCGAAACCACGCTCATTATTTTTCTTGGCTCTGTTTCTCAAATCTTCCCTCTGGGATTCACTCAAAGTCAATTTACAGCCTTTCGTTGTCGAATAACTTCTACCAGGAGGATTGAGTTTTTCTCTTATTTTTCGCTTGAATTCTTCAGAATGAATTCTCATGCCTTTGTTACACATGTGGTTTGAATTTTGATCTCTGCTTTCCTGCACCAATTACCATTTTCCAGTACTTAGAAAATTCGCACAAAAACATTTCAATTTGGTGAAGCGTGAACAGATTGCGGTCGTACTCGTGTACAACATAATATTTCTTTTGATCTTTATTCCACACGAGATACGGAAAGTCCTCCCCCAAGTAATTCTCAGCCAATTCGTGTAGGTAGTAAAGCCCTGCTTTCTGGTCGGCTGGACGCATTGATGGGAATATCAACCGCAACCCGAGCGATGCCCCTGGACCCACATTTGTAAAATCATTCGCGTCAAAACTCATTATGGCGTCGTCTTCCGAGTAACGGCTGAAATATGTGAAGTCAATGTAAAATTCGTGCGATTGGAAAGTGGAGACAGCAGGAATTGTTTCCAGGCATTCAATTATGTCTTCCGGTCTTTTGGCTTGATCGAGCACAGTAACCAAGCCGGGTATCACCTTATGAATAGCATTGAATACAATGTGAGTGTATGCCCAGTCTTTGTACAGTCCAGGCTTGCTCCAAGGCTTCTCCAACTTCGGAGCGAACGCCATGTTCATCATGTAAGCGACGTGCCAAGGGTTGGACTTTTGACGCTGTGCCACTGTTTGCGCCCAAATCTTTTTGACGTCCCAATTTTCATAACTCGGAAGGTCAATCAAGCCGCCGTTCTGCCGGAAAGAATCGGGTTGGTTGTAGAAACGGAAAACGAGCAATTTGAACAGTTTTTCTTCAATCGTCATATCTTGGGTCAAGATGTGCTTAATCATGAATTGGCTTGCTCGATCAAGTTCCCTGTACACATTGGTGTACTTGTAGTCGCGCAGAATGGGATTTTTAGTCCACGGAGCGGGTTTGTCAAGGAGCGAACGCCTGACCCAAATTTTTTGGCGTTCTTTCATGATCTCAAAGAACGTGGCAAGGTGCGCTTCATCCACGTCAACCTCGGGGCTGGGAAGAGAACCGACCCACTCGAGCGGCTTTCTCAGGTCAATGCCGTTGGCGAAATTGTAGCCAACTATGTCGCGCATATCAGTGACTTTCATATTGTCTGCAATTGTTTCTTGAAAATTCAACAATTTCCGGAATGATATCAACCCCAACGCAATCCTTCCCCAACTTCAAAGCCTCAACCAACGTCGTACCGGAGCCAGAAAATGGATCAAGCACCCGACCACTGCCATATATGGAAATGACCTGACGTGGAATCTCAGGGAAATACGGGGTGGTTCCAGTGTAACGGAATTCATCCGACTTCTTGTAGTTTGCGTGTCCGGAAGCCTTTATGTTTGTACGGAAGTTGTAAGCATCTTGGTTCAAAACAACGTCCTTCTCGGTCATGTTAGGGTTCAAAAACAGCAGCACAAACTCATAGCCGCTCAAAGGACGTTCGCCTCTCCTCGGCTTCACCGAAGGCTTCTCAATTACCCAACGGTCGTAAAGGTTGACACCCATGCAAGCCGCGTTGATAATCAATTTCTCAATGAAGAGGGAATTGCGCTTGTCACCTTCAAGCAACTGGGTGAAATTGATTGCAGTGATATCGCACACCCGAGTGATCTCCTGAAAATAAGTGAGGAACTTGCTTTCTGGGCTGTCAAAGTCGGTTCTGATATCAAAGAAGGAATTGACGCCATAGGGTGGAGAGAAGCAGCTGACAGCGAAGTGGCGAGCCGGGAAACGCTTCAATACTTTCAGGGAGTCGTCGCAGAAAATGAGTGATTTAGGCATATATGAATTCAGCAATTTGTTCAAGAATTTGATAACGATCAAGCAGCGCATCAATCTCCAGAGTCTTGAAGCCGTCCTTTTCAGACTGCTTTGTTAATGCCCGGAATAGGCTGCGGTATTGTTTGTTCTTTCCGAGCACATTGTCATACGTCCGGTCTTCCAAAACCATCTGGTCAGAGCCAGTGAAGCCTTCCAATGTGTCGTGAGTTTTTAGCCACCGCCGTTGCCGGAGTCTTTGCAAGTTGTGGTCATAAGATATTGACAGGTGGACGACGTACAGCTCCGCATCGTAGTATTGCGGTAGAATGACTTGCTTGTACCATTCCATAGACGCTTGTGCACCCTCCATAATAATCAACTCTGCGCCTTTCTCGTGAGCCATCGCAATGGAGCGGCGAAGCCCTTCTTTTTTGAGGTCGCCGTAAACCGGGTCAATTCCACAAGTTTGTACTCCTTCTTTCAGAAGCCCAAGCGAACCAACCTCGCCAGAAACTGAAAAGCAAAAAGGGAGCGGGTCTTTGCAGCCATTATTGACATCAAGCGTACCGTCGCCGAGCAACTCGATGAGCAACTTGTGTTGCGTGGTTTTGCCAGAGGCCATAGAGCCTATCAACCATAAAATCTTCATATTTTCTTCCATTTGCCTTGTCCCACATAACGGGTCAAGTCTTTTATGTTCAACAATATCGTATCATTCTTGCCGCTGTCGAAGTCGTCGCAGAACACGCCCTCCCAAATTTTCTGGGCAAAGCGCACCCGCCAATTAGGCAATACAATGACGAGGCTCGGGTCTTCCACGTTCAACTCGCAGTCGTTCCAACCTACACCAAGATGCTTGTATTGGTATTTCGACTCCCCAGGAACGTGACAGCGACAACGCTCCAAATCGATGAAAACTCGCTTGGAGCCGACCAGCATGTGTTTGCTAACTTTGCCAGTTGAAGTATTGATAGTGAGAAGTCGCACAACGTCCTCCTCCATTCCTTTCTTTTTCATTGATCCAACATAATTTGTAGTACGTCAGCCTCTGGGTGTTTGTCAGCGAAGTTGCTGAATAACAAATTGCCTTTGGTTGCGTAAACTGATTTGAATTGTTTTTGTACACCGTGGAAGTCTTGCCAAATTTCCGGGTCAAAATGTTCTTCCATTATGGAGCGGTAAACCCTCCGACCCAATACAGGCTCCAACTCGTGAAACTCGTGTATGTCATGACCAATGTAATACTTGCCGCTTACCAACTTATGGAATTTGCAGAAGCACGTCTCAACTCTCCCGATGTCGACTCGCCACGCTCTCGCCAACTTAGAGCCAAGATCATCCCATATGCCATACCAAGTGTCATCGTAGGTGTGCTCCCTTCCGTAGAGCCAACGTAAGCCACCAACTGGACCATCGTTGCTATTCGGGTCGCGGCCAATGACTCCAAGGTCTGGAATCTCAAAGTGACTCCAATCAAAAGCCTTCTCCCATATCTCAGCCAACTTAAAAGAAGCCCAGCCGCCGTGGAACGGTAAAGTCTGAAGAGCTGCTCTGAATGAGGCTTGGTCTTGGTGTAGTTTTGCCCATTCTTTTGGATATTGGCTCGGGTCAATTTCTCCGGTGGGAGTTGTGAAGTATTCCAAGAACAACTTTATATGCTCGAAATTATTGATTTGGGTCAAGATGTTCCTCGCAGTTCCCCTGCGCTCGTGACCGAATTTGCTCCACTCTCGGCTGCTCCGCTTTTGAGCAAACAACTTACTGTCCCAAGCCTCGTGAGTTGGCATTTCCCGGCACATTTTGATTGCCGTCTCCAGGCTGTAGAACGCTACATACACGAATGAAAACCAATAAGGGTCAAATCCCTCTTTCTCAACGATTGACTTGATTACCGGATACGTCGGGTCGACATCATTGCTGCCCATCAACGCTCGGCTGTAAAGGTCAAAGTCTTTGTAGATTTTAGTGTCGCTCATAGAATCTTCTTTGCCATCAATTCTTTGACGGAGTGATTGTAATTTGGATTTTGATTCATCGTCAACTCGTCAACAATTCGCTCGTCATTCAAAGGCTCTCCCAAGTAAAGTTCCTTACACACCTTCTCTGACTTGCGCGGTTGTTCAGTTGCTGTTATATCAAACTCTGCGACAAGGCAACGGTTTTTGTCTAAGCCCCAAAACTTGAAGCCCTTGTTGAAATAGAACGCCACGCTGTCGAGTGTTGAGGTGATGACGTATATACGGTCGATCTCAGCTGCGTGATTTTCCATGACATAATCCAAAATGGCATTGTTGAGTCCTATACCACGGAAGCCTGGAGTTGTGTACATAAAATAGATGTTCAGATACCTTTTTGTGATTGTGTAACTGATAAGGGACAAGAACGGGTGACCATCAACTTCTTCATCTTCCAAGACCACCATTGTGCAATTGTACAAAACCCCAACCCGAATTTCGCCAAGGAATTTCTTTTCTTTGGGAGGCATTATCCCACGGAAGGTTTTGCTGATATAATTCAGCCAAGGGTACAATTCAGTTTTTGATATTTGCTTGAATTTCATGATGTTTCAAAATTAAAATCCTGCCGGGTCTTAACCATGGAGAGGTGTCCCGGCAGGAAGTAGAAAAACGCAAACAGTCGGACAGACTACGCTTCCGGTTCAGAACCTTCTGCGTACACAGCGAGTTTGCGTTCAACCCAGTTGGCAGCAACCAATTTGCTCACGATCATCGCCAGCGTGTTTCCTTCAACATCCTGACCTTTGCACATGTATGCGCCGCGTCCGGTGGAAGTCAAAACAGGCAGAGGCTTCTTGGCCAGATCAACAAAAGTCTTCTGCTTCACAGAGTACAATTGGTGCGGGTAGTTGCCCTTTGCGTCAGGGGTGAGTTTGGATGCCGGCTTGGTAGCGGGTGCTGCTTTGCTTGCAGTCTTTTTGTCGGTGGCCTTTGCCATGGTGCTAAATAGTTTTGGTTAAACTTATGATGTGTACTGGAATCCCACGTAGCCTCGGTTTTGGTTGTACAACAACCGAAACGGCTTATTCTCGCGCATCAAATTTACAATCTCTTGTGCCATCGAACGCTTGATTGTGCCGTTATGCATGCCGTGTTTTATTTGCAAAATTAACTTTGATTTCCATTCCATACTATTGGGCATGGCCTGTTATTTCTTGAAAAAGACGTTGAGCGACATATCCGCACAACAGAGTGCTGTTTTTTGCGCCTCCAGTTGCTGACCAGACGTTGACAGTATGCTTGTTGACAAAATCAACGTCCTTCTCGGCAAAGAAAGGACGGTTGCCCTCGGGTATCTCAATGATGTTTTTCATTTTGAAGCCTCGGGCTGCGGCCTCCATTTTCTCACCTATGGCAAGCGTTCGGTTGTCACCTCCCTTTGGAGGATTTTTTGCTGACATACCCATTGTGAAGTATGACACCTCTTTACCGTCTCGAATCAAGTTTAAGCCGTACAATTGCTTGTATGGAGCCCAATTCTGGATGAAGTTTTGCGTCAATTTCTCTCGGCAGTGCAGAACCGCTCCCCAATGCGCGTCAAGCCCGTAAAGAACAGGGAGTTTGAGTTTCTCGAGCACTGCGTTGGTAAATGCTCCTGCGCAAATGACGAGTTGTGTGCAACCAATTTCCACTTTGACTCCGTCAACATCAACAATTACGGAGCGCACTTTGGCGTTCGGGCGATTGTCAACAAAATTACAGCCAATAACATCACCCTCCAGGAAGTCTTCATTTAGAATGTTGTTGCAATCAATGAAGTCGATGCTTGTCTCAGTGTCCTTGTCGGCATCATAAATTGGAAGCGTGTCAATCGCCGTGAAAAGGCTGATTGTTGGGATACTTTGCTCAACTTGCGGAGCAATTTTTCCAGCCCAGCCTGGACGCCAAATTCCTGAAGAGCACTTGCTTGCGGAGAGCGGGTCGCGTCGGTCAACAATCAATGACTCAATGCCTTTGGAGCGAAGGAGTTTCTGGGTCATGGAGCCGAACAAGCCAGCCCCGATGATGAGCACGTGGGTCTCAAATTTTTCCATGAATTAAAAGATTTGCTATGTGTTTGGATATCTCGACGCTGTTAAAACTTTGGTCCACAGCGTACTTCATTCCTACAATATCTCGCCTCAAAACCAGGTCATCGTACATCCTGCGGAAGCCGTTTATTTTCCCGGTGACGTTCTCCACCGTCTTCTCGGTCAGCGATTCGAGCACCTCTCTTTGCTCGAGACCGGACTTCTCACTTCTTCGCTGGGTAAGGCGCAGGATGCAGTTCTCAATGTCAATATCAAGCAATATGAGCAAAATTCGATAGCCTTCCGGGAATAGGTCAACCCATTGTCGGGTGGCCATAATACCCTCAACAAAAATGAATTTAATTTCATTTGAGCCAGCAACCTCCAAAGCCCTCCCTATCAAATCCTTCTTTGGGAGCGTGTCAGTGCCGCAGCATGCATTGGTTTTGACCTTTCCTTCATAAAGAACAGGGTGATTGAACTTACCTAAGTTGGCACTATTCGTTGACGTCAAAGTCAATATGACTCCGTTGCTTTGATCAATCACAAAATCAGTTCTTGCGTCCTTGCGCCTCGGGTAACGTTCGCTCAATTCCCTCTGGATGAGTGCAGACAAAGTTGACTTGCCGGAAGCATTTGCTCCTAAAAACCATATAACATATTTATTGTCCATATGCTTAAAAACCTTGTGCAAAATAAAAGTCGCTACCGAGCGGTCAAGCAAGGCAGCGACTTCTTCAATCGTGGGGGACATTTGTGCATGCTTCTCGCTAACACATCAGAACATGCCGGGTGGTTTGATTGGCTGTGCTGGTAACGAGCGGAGTAACATCCTGATTCAAGCCACATGATCGGTCAATATCAATTCCGGTTAATGTGGTGTTGTAGCAGGAGTTTTGGTTGCTTTGCCAGTTCAGGTTGGTATAGCCGTAATTTTCATGATATCCACACCTCAGCAAGTTGTCAAAATTTATTGCTTGCGCGGTGGTGGAGCCAGGAGGCCAATCAGCATCGAAATTTCCGGTTGCAATGGAACCAACATCGCCGGGGACTTCCAAAATGGATTGAGGCGACAGAATGGGCAGCGGAGCGTTCAAAAGCAGAACGGCAGATGGTACGGCTTGATCGAAGGAAAGGTCGGCTTGATCCACAAAGACCTGCGTTGGCGAATTGTCTTCAGCCTGAACAGGAGTGGTGAACAAACCAAACAAAACCAGCGTCAAACAACCCAGGAGCAAAGAAAGTTTGTTTCTCATGCGCTTGTAAAATTGGTTGGCGAAACTATTGTTGTGTCGGTTGATATCTTAAAAAACCTTGGTATTACGAGCCAGTGCCACCAATGGTAAAGTTGAATGGGTTCTTACCCGAGCCAGAGTCGTTGTTCGCCAACGAGAGTGTGGCAGTTTTTGCTCCAGACGAACTTGGGTCGAATGTTACAGAGAACGTCACAACCGCTCCAGGCTTCACAACCTTATTGATAGGCTGGACAACCGAGAATTGATCTGCATTGGTTCCAGCCAAAACAACCGCAGGGCTGCCGGAAAGAAGCAATGAGCCGAGGCCAGTGTTGGTGATAGAGAAGGTGCGAGTCACAGAGCCAGAGGAAGCCGCTTGGGTGCCAAAGTCAGTGTGGTCAGTCAGGCTCGGAGTGCCGTCACCGTCTGCGATTGACACGTTGTTACCTTTGACGACGATTGTTGCGGCGCCAAGTTTGGTGCTCAAATTGACGTCGGCAACTCCTTCTTGCTCAATGATAGCATTGGGTGTGAAATCAACAACATGCTTGATCTGAACAAGGAAAAAGTCCGCAATTTCGGCGTAGGTGTAAGTCAAGCCGATTTGAAACGGTTGGCGCAGGTTGGCTGCCAAAGCCGTGTCAAAGGTTGCGCTGGTATCAACACTGTGGAGCATGATTTTATTGTCCTCCAGGGAGAAACCATTCATGCGGATGCTGTTGTTGGAGCTGTTCCGGAGATAGATGGATACTTGCTTATTCATTTCTTTTGTATTGACAAGTTTGTGTGTGATGGTTTAGAACAAAAGTAGATACAAGTCAGGTTTGAGGTCGTATGACTTATTGTCTTCTACGTTGGCTATGTAAGCACTTGCCATCTTGATGGCCTTAATGTTGCTACACAGAGTTTCGAAGGCTGAATTGTACATGCGGCAATGGTTGGCAGTTGCGGGAGCAGACTCCATATTGACAGTGTTCATCGCTCCTTCAACCGGGTCAAGCGCACGGCAGTCTTCCCAGGAGTAACGGTTGCCAATTGTGCGGTCGAATGAGTCATATGGCTGGTCAGTAGGCGACTTACCCAAAGCGACAACGCACTCCGACATCTTAGCGGAAAGGATACCATTTTCAAGTTTGAGACGAGTGATAACGCCTTCGAAAGCAGTTTTGATTTCCGCTCCAGTTTTCTTCAGGGGAATCTGCTTTTCACCCTCGGCAATTCCACCGCGCAATGCCCAGTATTCATCGCCTTTTTCGAGGTTGTCAGCGGCCTCTTCCTTTTGTGGAACGGCTTTGATGAGGTATTCAACATGTTTGCCACCTCGGTCAACAATCACGTTGCGATAGGTGCGAATCTCCAAGACAGCAGAATTGAACTTGTCAATCCCTTCAAAGTCTGTTTTGATTGCTTTGGCAAGGTCGTCGTTGAGCCTGGAAAGCCCTTCCGGAGAAATTGCTACGATTGTGCCTTCCGCAACGGCTTTCTCGATATCCGATACGGGAATAGGCTTTTGGAAGTTCGTGAACCCTTCCAAATTCAGAGCACGTCCGTTGCGCCCGTCAAAATCTAAAATGCTATAATCGCTCATTGTTGTAATTGTAATGACGTTTATTCAAAAATAACTGCTTCAAGTTTCATCAAGCAGTGGAGAACTTAAAGCCTGTCGAAACATACCTGACATTGCATTCGGCAATCCAAAGGCACATAACAGTATCGTCATGTTCACCAACTCCTTGAAGTCCTTTATCAGTATACGCAATAGAACCCAATTCTGAAGCAACAAGGTCAGTAGCATCAATACTAAATTGGTCGCCCCTCGGGAAGCGGAACTTTTGACGCTCAAATGTCAACGCCAAACCGGGCACGCCTTCCTTCATGTCATACTTGTTGGTGTTGGTATTATGCGGCAAAACGGGAAGTCCTTGGCGGTCGGCTTCTTGAACGAAAATCTGTTGGAATTGGTTTGACTCGAGCATGATACAATCAGGGCGAAACTCGGTGTTGATACGCCTCAACTGGAGCATCTGCTCTTGGAATGTTTTACCCTTGGCTCTCCAGAAGTTTAACAGCCAACGGTTGTCATCATTGTCAATGCCAAATGTCATGAATACGGTGTAGTCGGCGCCAGTGTTTGCTGACATAGCAAAGTCGCCCGCAGTCACAACTCGGTTGAACCTTATTGGGAAGGATTCACGGTTCTGTACCAGCCTGTAATTCTCCATTCCTTTGAAGGCTTTGGATACAAGCGAGTAGGGGAAAATTGAAGCGTCACTAACAATGGGTTTGCACAGCTGCTCACGCGAGAAGGCAATGGGTCCATTTTCGTCACGCTTATCCATGAGGTCTTGGAATGAATAGCGGCTTGACCAAAGCACCCGGCCTTCTGGAGTAATGGCAGGATACACAAATACCCTCCAGCCCTTCCGCTTCTTCAATACGCCGAAAAGGTCGTTCTCATGGAATGGCGTCCCGACATTGATGACTTGTCCTTCCTTCAGAACCGCGTTCATCAAGACCGATTGAAAGTAATTGACAAACTTCTCCCGTTGTTCTTTTGAATACAGGCTCGAGTCATCCATGAAGTCATCGCATACCATCCATCCAGGGTGACGTCCACGAAACTTGGTCCCATAAGATTTGGTGATAAGACGCGCACCGTTCCTGCACTTTATTTTGCGCATAGCCCAACTCGTTTGGGCGGCTGAACCTTTGCCTGGGTAAAGTCTATCGCGCAAAATAGGGTTGCTTTCTATTGAGTTCTTCAGAATCTCGAGCAGTTCTTCCCCAAGTGAAGCCTCGTTGGTTATCAGTGCGCCAAATTCGGAAAGGTAAATGTCCGGTCTCGGGTTGCCAATGAATGCATTTTTGGGCTTGTAGCGATACATTTTCCAAGCTGGGAAGACATTGGAAAAATAGTAAGACTTGCCATGGTCGCGTGGTGCTTCGATGGCAAGTCTCCTATATTGTTGAGCCATATTTCCCCATTCCAAGTGGTGCCAGTTGATATCAAATTCAGGGAACACACTCGCAAGGAAGTAGTTGAGGCTTTCTATTCTCAGCGTCTCCTCCATATTTTCAGCAAGTCTGTCCATGTACCCGAGGTGCGCTTCTTTGATTACACCTCTGGAGCCAAAAAGTACACGGTAAGACTCGTCAAACAATATGTCGTAAGTGTGATTAAAGTCATTCCCGCATTGCGAGAAAATCTGGGAAAGTGCCTCTGGCTCGAGGTTGCTTATGATTTCCTCAACAATGCGGGCTGTCTCGGTCAACTTTGTTAGTGTTGCCTGTTCATTGATCTGTGCTTGGAATGTTTTGCTATCAGTGGCAATCATTCTGATTCGGGTGTTTCGCGTTTGACCAAGTCATTCTTTTTGCGCCGTGGCTTCTTGGTCTTCTCAACCACTTCAGGAACAACATCTTCAGCCGGCATCAAAGCCTCATTGAGAATCTCAGCATCGTTCGGCTTGAAGTTGGCAAGTTTGCGGAGTTGATCAATGTACATTTCCTGCTCATAAATAAGTTGAGCGGCTTCCTCAATGCGACGCTGGGCGAAGGCTTCAAAGTCTGCTTGGCTGGAAATGATTTGGTACATCCATTCGCCCTCCGCTTTCCACCGTACAACAAAGCCCATAACGTACATCAGAACGAGCAAGTCTGAAGCGTTCTTGTACGTGTGCTTAGTGCGGTCAACGCAAGTTTTGAGTCGGAAAGGCTTAGCACCCATCAAAGACTTCAATCGCATCGCAGCCGAAAGAACCTGTTGAACATTCTCTGGACTTTGGCGAAGTTTCTGGAATTCAATGATTTTGTTGATTTCCCTTGTCTTGGAGAAGATGAACTTCTCAACCTGACGCGAGGTCGGCACGTCCATAATGATAGGCATTACGTCCGGGTATTCCTCTTGGAACTTTTGCTGAATAAACTCAACAACAGAACCGAAATTCATGTGAGCTGCAGTGGTTCCGATGAACAATGGAATTTTGCGCATGTAGCCCAACTTCTCCAAGCCTTCAGGAGAATTGATGTCATGAATTTCAATGCCTTCGCTTTCCTGTTCTGCAATGACCAATTGTTCTTCCGTGGCCTCGGGTACGTTCAAGATTTGTTTAATGTTGTCTGCCATGTCAAATTGAGAAAAATTTACGATGATTTGTTGTAACTTCCGTTGATTCTGTTTGATTGACTGCGCCCGAGGTATTGCTGATGCGCGAACGATACCAAAGGAAAAGATTTTTTGTTGCAATGACATCATTCATTGCACCGTGCGCGTCAACAAGACGTATTCCTGCCCGCTCGCAACAATCGCCGAGTTTGATTGAGGCTTCCTTTGGCCAAAAGTCCCTTGCCATCTGCTGGGTGTCCCGGTGATACACAATTCCATTGTTATTGGCGAAGCAATCTGTCATTCGCTTGTCAGCAAGGTAGAATAACACTTCTATGAAGGCTATGTCGAAAGGAACGTTGTGGCCGACTATGATTGGCGCCGTCCATTGTCCTAATTTGCCTCCAGCGACCATTTTGCAAAAGTCAATGATATTCTTGACAACAACCTTAAAGTCAGCACCTCGCATAACGTCGTTGATATCTACCATGGTCTTCGACAATGCGACCGGGTTGATCGTAAAATCATTGTAAGGCTTTATGTAAGTCTCATAGCGTCCCAGCTCCTTCCCGGTTTTTGCATCAAGACCCAGTAAGGCGATTTGTGTGATGGGATTTTCAGTTGATTTGAGCCCTCCCGTCTCGCAGTCGAGAACAATGTAATTTCCTTTCATATGATCGTTGATTGATATTGCGTATCCACACGCTGATATCGTTGAACGCTGATATGGTGTTTAAAGCGAACAAGTTCTGGACGCTGAACAAGTATGGCTTCAATCATACGGTCATTTGGTGGAATTTCTTCTGACCAATGCATCTCAATTGTGTCCTCTTGCGGTGGGTTCTCATGCAGGCTCATGAATGTAATTTCCCAGGTGTGATCGTTTGTAAAGTTCATTGTACAGAAATACGGTTATCAACCATTTGAGCCTGGAGCAAAACGAGCGCATCTGCCCGACTCTCCTCCGTGTAAAATGGAAATGTGAGCACGAAAGGATAGTCTTTCATGTGTAATATCAAATTGAATATCAAACAATCATCCTCACCACCGAGGCTTTCTTCATTAGCTGTCTCATTCTGGTCAACACGTTCGATATTGCCAGGTTGTATCATTTTACCTTCAAATGTTATGAAGTATTTGATATGACGAGGCTTTCGGGCTGCTCCTTTTATGTCGTCATAGGAAGCACTGTCGTTGCCAAAATCATCATCGCTTTTCCAGTTTTTCTTTGCCATGTTGTGATAATTGAAAAGTGCCTCTCAGATGGGAGACCCAAACAAGAGGCACTTGTGTCCTGAAATGAAAACCTTGGTATTCCCGGCTTACGACTCCGGAGTGTTCGGTGTAATTGGCGGCAGGTCTTTCTTAGCCATGTAACTCCAAACAAGCCCGATTATGGTCGAAACAGAAGCAGCGACTTCCATAAACAGCTCCGAACTAAACCACCCTTTCAGGAATCCTACACCTCCAAGGAACGTCAAAATGTGACGAATGGCACCTTGGAATTGCTGGACGAAAGTCTCTTTTGTGCTGGACGAAACAGACTGAATCGTGGCGATCAAAGCTGTAACATAGCCAATGATTTCGATTGATTGGGTCTCGCTGAGAATGCCAGACATGACCAACACCCCGCTGGCAATGGAAATACTGTGCCGGAGCAAACCCTTCAGAAATGGAAGCAATTTCTTGAACATGTGATTGATAATTTTAATTGGTAAAATTATTTTGCCTATACCTTTCCTTCTTCAGCCGCTCCGTCAGAAACGGCATCAGTGGTATTGGCTTCTTTTACCTTATACTTGAAGTCGCCTTGGTACTCAATGACATGTCCTTCTTTCATCTGCCCATTTGCCAATGCATTAGTTCTGAAATAGGCGTAAATTGCTCCCTCAATGCCTTGTACTTCTGCAGCCGTTTTGTTGTATTCAGACTCTACAAGTTTGAGTTTGACTTGAAGCTCTCTCTTGGCGTTCTCGAGTTTTTGAACATCTTCGAACAAATATCCAGGAAGGATGAAAACTTCATCTTTATTTTTAGATGGGGCGATACTTTGTTTTGCTTTTGCCATTGTTTGTTGAATTTTGAATAAAAAACTTTGATTTATCAAATCCAATCTCCTACAACACCTCCGTTGAAAGGCGTGCTCTTTGCCCATTCCAATCCGTCTTTCGTCAAACATCCCTCACTATTCAGGTAGTTGATGACATCATCATATCGGTTTACATAATTGATTATTTCTCCCTTTTCGTCGGTAACAGGAAAGCCTTCTTTAGTGACAGTCCAACGCTCAAGATCGTACAACAAAACTCCTGTTTCTTCATGATATACTTGGAGCGTCATATAGATGATCGAATTACGAGCATCTGTTATGACGTTGTAAGTGAGTCCGTGTTCAGCTGCTTTGAACAAGAAATAAGCCATTTGCAAGTCTCCACGAGAAGAGACAACCAAATCTTTTGCGAGAGTGTAATTCAGATTTGCCATTTTTGATATTGTGATTTTAAGAGCCGAACATAATAGCGTCAGTAGTCGGCTCGTATTGTACATCAGCATAAACTTGACTACATTTCAATAACGCTGTGCCAGAACCTCCATTCAATGATATGACTATTTGAAGTGCGTCAATATCATATTTAGTCCAAGCAGAAGATGTCGCCGGGTTCAACGCAAACGTCTTTGAGACAAGCCCGTAAGTTTGCGAGGTAACTGAAACAGGAGAACCAGAAAGGTAAACTGTTGTGCCTATTCTTACTCCGCAATCTGCTGCAAGACCTGTAGTTGTGCCTGTACCCGCTGCGCACCAAGCATATATGGTGACGCTTGCTATGGCAGCATCAAACTGTATAGCATTAGCATCAACCGTATAATTGGCTGCTTTCACACCTCCTCTTGACGCAGCATAGATGTAGCCAGTATCTGTATCCATTTGTTTGTACGGCTGTTACTATATCGGTGCCAGCACCAAGAGTTACCGAAGCCGCTCCTGCCGAGGCTGTTGGGTAGTAAGAAGTGATTTGAGACATTGATTAGAAATTTAGCGAAGCCGTTCCAAAATAGTTTGTTCCATCATACTTCAAAGTGATAATGTCCCACTTATTCGCAGTGGCTGTCAAAGTCGGAGCAACACCACCCGCCCAACGTATTGTGTACCAAGTAAGCGTTCGACCACCAGTCGCGTCTTGCTTGATTATGTACGTGTACGTCGCTCCGGTTTGAGGATTTGTTGGAGTAGCCATTGTGCGGTTGCCAGCAAGTGTAACGGTCTGGGTATTACCATTATTCCAGTTGGTGTTAATAGTCGCCCCATCGGTCAAAGCGAACTGACCTGCCCAAGACTGACCAGTTGCTTGACTATTCCCTGTCGTTTTTGCTAAACCATTATTCAGAAGAAATATTTCTGCCAATGCCGCTGCGCTCGTAACAATTTTAAAGGACATTCCAGCAGTTCTTGTGCCGTGAGTTGCCACAGTCCAATAAGTATCAATACTCGCAGCGTCTTGGTCATTTGTTGTGCTACTTTCCAATTGCCATAATGTTCTCGCACCGAAGTTTGCCGCTGCTGTTCCGGATGAGTTTAGGCTGTATGTCTGGGTCGTAACGAGTGCTGCTGTTGCTGCGTCAACACACCTGTTCGTTGCTTTTCCGTTTACGCCTATTTGCAGAACTTTTATGTCAGCAAGATTGAATCTATCTCGAAACGATAAACCAGTTGTGTCTGCAAATACATCATAATAAACGTCGTTAGAACCATCGCTGGTTGTTCTGTGCATCAACTCAAAGGCAGGAGCAGCGGTGATGGAATCGGCAGAAATACGCAATATACGCATAACCGCTGTAGTTGATGCTAAGTTTAAAGCCCTCGTTGAGTTTGAAGCAGTAACAGAATCGCCTATAGAAGCAACTCCGTTGACGTGAAATGTATAAAGTGGATCAACTAAAATACCAACTCTTCCATCATTTCTAACAACCAATTGGTTGTTTGTTCCTCCACTGTTATGCACTCTCAATGCATATGTAGCGGAAGTTGCGCCAGAACCTACGATTGTCAATCTTTGGCCTGTGGTAAACGTAACCCCGAGTCCCATGTATGTCCCATTGAACGACCCATTTGCATTCGACGTTATATTGCCGACAGTTGAGAAATAAGTCAACTGATTGTTTCCAGAGCCTTGCCCAACTGCAGCAACCGCAGTTGTTATGACCGTTCTCCACGCCGTGCCATCGTGGTAATCAAACGATGGATTGGTTGAATTAAGCCTGATCAAACCTGCAGCTGCTGTTGGTTGTTGTGCCGCTGTCCCCACTGGAATGCGAATCGCTCCTGTACTGTTAACGTCAATCGGATAAACAGGCTTGATACCGACTCCAATACTGCCTCCAAAATAAGCATTCCCTGCGTTTACATACAAAGAATACGGATTTGTTATAGTCAGGTTTGTTCCAGCTGCGGGTGCACCTGCTATGTAAACACTACTTGCATTTGTGTAAGTGACCGACGTATTGGCTGCGTATATTGTGGTGATTGGAACTCCTACGACTGCGGTATTAGCAACCGTGCCGCTTACAGCTGTCACATTGTCTGTTATTCCAAGACTTCCATCTAAGGAAACAAGCATACCAGAAACACCTATATTGGAAACAAATGGAATACCAGCTACTGAAAGCGGAGCAACCGGAGATGTCGTGCCTATGCCAACGTAAGCATTCGCTCTAACAATCAAGCCAGCCCCAGCTACGTTGTTGTTAGACTGTACTTTGAAAACAGTGCCGCTTGTTGAGCTACTTCCATTACCGACATACAAAACTCCATTTGATGAGTTTAGCGAAGCATTCGACGCACTCAAAGAAACGAGGCTTCCCGTTGTCATGCCGCTTGATGTCATCGTCAAAGCGGTTCCAGTAGTCAAAGTTGACCAGTTCCAAGTCTGCGCAAAGTTGGTATTGTCTATGGTATTGTTGCCTGTAGCTGCAACTAATGCCGAAATAGATACAGAACCAGCCCCGAGCGCAGACCAAGCAGAACCATTCCAGCCCTCATATTGCGTCAAATCTGTATTATAGCGAATTACACCTGTATTGGTTGTGGGACGTTGAGCAGTTGTTCCCACTGGAATGCGTATACCTCCTGTATCGCCTATATCAAGTATGTAAGAAGGACTTGTTTGTGTTCCCAATCCAGTCTTGCCAGCCAACAAGTTGGTTGGTGTCGCGCTATCCTGCCAAAGTCCTTTTTGAGAAGTAGTGGCAATCCAAACAGCTCTATAATCAGCTGCTGCTGTCAAAGTCGTTCCTACCTTCACACCAGACGTGATGCCATTGGCACCTCCGGTCTGGTTTATGCTACCACCTAAATTTATGAAATTGAAGGTCGCCGTGCCAGAAGTAGGGGCTACTCCTGATTTTATCCCATAGAAGTCTCGGCTTCCTGAAGTATCTGATAGGGTAATTGATTGATCTAAAGTTGCGACAATGGCGAAGTCAGATGTAGTTACCTTACCGATTTTCCCAAGACCGTTTCCTTGATAATACCCGTCGTTACTTACACGTATGGTCTCAGTTGGAGTAGAATTGAAGCCTTGTAAAATGTAGCCTGTATCATTCGTTGTGCTTCCCTTTGCTATAATACGAGCTGTTCCGGATGCAGGCTGCCCTATTTTGAAATTCAACAATGAGCTGTCCCAAAATATATTGGCGTCTTGGGCTATTGCTCCTCCAGAGCCTCCATACAATACTTGCCCAGCAGTCAATCCGGTAACTCCAGATGCGCCTATAGAAATGGCAGTGTTAGTAAAACTCGAGACCGTTCCATCGTCGTTGAGCACTGCTACTGGCACCTGCGATGCCGAGCCATACGTACCAGCGGTAGCCTGGTTAGCCCTGCTTAGTCGCTTATACGCCAAACTCGTTGTTCCTACGGTGATTGCCGAATCTGTTGTCAACACCCACAAAGAATCGGCATGAAGAGTACCCTCGGCGACTTGCACGGTCTGCCCATCAGCAAAGTCAGCTGTTACATCAGCGTCCGTTGCCCGGCTCCACGCTCCAGCTGAAACCACGTATATGCCATTTTGAGACGCTGTTGATTGATCTTTGACAAGGCAACGCTCGTTGGCCAGAAGACCAACTCCGTCAACCGTTTGCGTTCCACTTAATGTTATGTTTGCGGTTGTAGCAGCCCTTACTTTCTTTTTGAATGGTTGGGCGTCTTGGCTGCTATTCAATTGCCCAAGATTAATGGCATCGGTGTTGGCCGTGCCATCCAGGAGAGCAATTATCTTATTGCTCCCCATATCAAGTATTGACTTAGCTGGTGCCGCCATTATTCGTGTTGTGTTTTAAATTAAGACAGGAGTCCAGAAGTTGTACCCTGAGACTCCTGTCCTTGCAAACTTTGAAAAGAAAGGCTTGATTAGCCGATGACAATAACCTTTCCGGAGAAGGTTGTGCTATCGTTCTGAATTGTCACCGTCGTGGTATTCGTATTCACAACATCAATAATGTCAACATGGCGGTTTGAAGCGTCAAGAACGTGTACCGCTACATCAGCCGTTCCCAGGGAGTGAGTGATGGTGTTTGAGCCGTTCACAATGGATTGGCTGATAACGCGAATCCGGGCGACTGTAAAGTTGGTCACGAAAGTGTATCCCTTTACATTGACAACCGAGCCTGTAGTATCAAGCGAAGTACCCCAAACACCCGAGGCGATTTTTGCGAAAGTGATACCACTGTCTTTCACGCGCAAACCTGTAGAAACCTCAATGGTTGAGTTGTCCACTGCGACCTGGATGCTGTCGGCGTTTACGGTGATGGAGGAGTCAAAGGCAACAACATCAAGCGTGTTACCAGTCTTGGTCATACCAGCGCCAGCTGTGATGGAACCTGCGCCAGAGAATTGTGCGAAGTTGATTGCAGTTGTGTTGAGCGTGCCGCCTTGGTCAGAAGTACAAACCCAACCTGTATCGGCATTGGTCGTCCCAACCTCTACAAAGAAGAAGGCGCCAGGAACATCAGTCCAAGCGTCAAAGTCTGTTGCACGAACCGGAGCGCCAGAAGCCTGAACAACGTAAACTCCGTTCTCTGCTGGAGCGGATTGGTTTTTGATGAGGATGCGGTCGTTGGTTGCGAGTGTAACACCGTCAACCGTTTGAGCGTTCGCAAAGGCTGTAGCAAGAGTGCCGTTCGCCGTTGTCGCTACACGCACAGAACCTTTTACATCAAGCCCTTGCGCCACTTGGTCAACGTATGCTTTTGTGGCAGCGTCTTGTGGGTTGGTTGGGTCGCCGAGGCCAGTGATTTTGAACGTTCCCATTGCGACGTTGGCTGTTGCTGCAGCCCAGTAGGAAACTGGAACAGAGGACGGTAAGTCCGCTTGAACCAGAGAGCCGAATGTTGGAGCAGCGCCAGTGTTGCCTCTCAGCACTTGGTTGTTCGTACCCACGGCGATTGTTGAAGGAGCAGCTCCTGCGCCACCACCAATCATAACACCGTTGGCCGTCAAAAGAGCGGAAACGCCGAATGTTGTTGTGGAAGCGTAATATAGGATACCACCGCTTGTACCGGAAGCCGTGATTGCCAAAGTGCCAGAGCCAGTAATTGGCGAACCAGCGATGGCAAAACCTGTTGGAACGGTTTGAGCAACGGAAGTTACCGTACCACTACCAGTGCCAAGTTCATCCCAAGTAGAACCGTTGTAGATTCTCAATTTGAGCGTGCTCGTATTGTAGTAGTATTGGCCTACACCGGGTGTTCCAGGGTTGGCCGCCAAATTTTGGAACCGAGCATTGAGAATCTCAAGCCCGTTCATGTTTAATTGTGATAAAGCAGGAGCTGCCATGTTCGGAAATTATTTGTTATGACTGATGAAATTTATCAAGTTCAATTGCAGTATACCTTACCTGACGTGCTGAAAGCAAGAGTGACTACACATGTGTTTACATTTGTGTGGTTCACCTCTAATATTGCAACCTGCGTACCTCCGGAGTCATAAGCCTGAACAGCCGGGTATTTGTTTAGATTATGGTTTACAGTCCAAGTTGCGGAAGAAACACCCTGTGTGTGCTCGTAAAACTTATCTTGCACAATGACCTGCCCAGCCAACAAATCAAGAATCTTTATGGCGTCTCCGTTGGCGTCGAACAAATAGTAGAATCCATCCGAGCCGGGTGCAACCTTATTGCTATCCGGGTTGCCTGTTGCCCCTGGGATGTACCCTACACTCGAGAGTTGTATCTTGATGCCAAAGAATTTAGCCTCGTTCGCAGCTGTTATTTTGTAATTCTGTCCGCTCCTCGCAATTGGCCGCTCATCGGTTGCTTGGAGCGTCCCGGTGGAGGTCAATTCGGATATCTTTTGATCTGCCATGATTCAATTATTTGTAAAGACTATATTTGATACAAGAAAGCCTGGAGCGTGCCGAAATGACAACTCCAGGCTCAAATGATTGTTACCTGACCTTTAGCAATTACTTCCCAGTAGAACCGAATCCACCTGCGCCTCTTTGAGTTGCGTCCAAGTCAACAACCTCCTCCAATTCGGTAGGCTTCCAAACCTCTGCAAATACCAACTGGGCAATGCGGTCGCCGCTTTTGACTTGCTGAACAGTCTGAGAAAGATTGATGAGGATGATGCCTACTTCTCCACGGTAGTCGCTGTCAATTGTTCCCGGTGCGTTGAGAACCGTCAAGCCCTGCTTCAGAGCGAGACCGGAGCGTGGACGCACTTGCGCCTCGGTGTTTTCTGGCATTGACAATGCGAGTCCCGTTGGAATGAGAACACGTTGGCCGGGTGAGATAAAAAGCGTGTCTCCGATCATGGAAACAACACCTTCTGGGCTCTTCAAGTCAGCAGCTGAAGTAAAGCAAGCGCAAACGTCAAGCCCAGCCGAGCCTTCAGTAGCGTAGGAAGGCATTACAGCCAGGTCGCGCAATAATTTGATTGAAACTTTCTTTTGCATAAAACGTTGTTAAGTTGTTTAAAAACAAGAAAGGTAACGCTGCTTTTCAACGCTACCTTCTTGCTTGTATAATCCCATGAATTTTTGTCAATCAATTGATCTCGCAAACTCCTCCAGCGCAAGCCAATTCGTGTACGAGGTCTGTCCCGTCTTGCGCTTCCAAAACTTGACTCAAATCAATATCACCAACGAGCGGAAGCATTGAGTGGTATTGTTCCTCGGTGATTGTCTCAAATGGCGCCTGTACGTAAGTGCCTCCGTCAAACGGAAGGACGCTAATGCCGTTGTAGCAATCACGGTTGTGCCACATCCAATTACCAACCTTTTCCCACTCCTCGGGAAGCAACGAAATTGTGGCGCTGATATTATGGGTGTTGATGCCGTCCGCATGTCCTCCCAACACCCAATTCATGTAAATATGTTTTACCCTTTCGAGCATTTCCAGAGCCGTCTCACCTGTGCGAATCAAAGAGCCGACCGGAGCACGCTGCGGCATAGAAACAACCGCAGTAGCAGTCGGGTTGAACTTGCAATCTTCAACCAATTCAGGGTTGTTGGTAGCCAGGAAATTGTATATGGCTTCTTGCTTCCCAACGCGCACCCGGCGAATGTAGTATTCATCGTGCCAAGCGTGTACGCCTGACGAGGTGCCAAGCGTGAGTGAGGTTGTGCCTGCAGGCTTGATACAAGTGATACGTGCGGAAGGGTTTATGTCAATCTTTTCGGCAAATGATACGTTCACCTCCTTAGCGAACTGAGCGAGTTGCGCGAGATTTGTCCCTAATTGCTCGAGACGACGCGAAGCGAGACCTGTCATGGAAACGCCCAGCAATGCGTCCTTCTCAGTGTTCTCCTTCCAACAACTGCGCAGGTAGTTGAAATCAGTGTAACCTGCTTGAAGCGTTCCAAGGACGGTTGCTCCCCAAACCCGAGCGTACAAATCCTTTTCTGAAGTGATGTCAGAAGCATTGATTTCAACGAGGTTGCAGAACTGGTATGGACGCAAGGCTGTCTCAACGCAAGGGTTGGTTCCCCAGTCCTCGTCATTTGTCCAATACACGCCAGGTTCACCGGAACCAGAAGCCTCCACGGCAGCCCAAATTTGTTTGAACTCGGCTTCGCTTACTTCGCCTCTTGGAAGTACGGCAGAATTGTTTGCGCGGCCTCTTTGCGGGTTGTTTTCCCACCATGCTCCGCTTTTACAGTTGAGCATATCAATGGAAGAGCGGTCGAATAAACAAATCAAAGCCGCTCGGCGAATACCACCTGCGTAAACCGCATCCGCAATGTGACAAATGATGTCATGTACTTCCACGTCGGTAAGCCGCTCTCCGGTCTGATGACGCTGCAGAATCTCCTCAACTCGAGTCAAGCAAAGGCGAAGCGGTTCTGGTCCAGGTGCTTTGCCGCCTGACGTTACCAATTCAGCTCCTCTTGGGCGAATATGACTCAAATCAAACTTAGGGTATCCATGGCCTGACTCGGTGTAGCATTCCATGAGTTGTTTGACAGCGTCACCCCAGCCTTCAATCGAATCATCAACGACAAACTCCTCAACCGAACCAGTCATTGGACGGGTGATAGAAGGTAGTTGTTGAATGTGGCGTTGTTGAACTGAATAGCCCATGCCTGTACCACCGAGTAACAGGAACATAATTTCGCCAAATGAGTCAATGGAATCAATCGGAGCGTAGGCGCAGTTGAACATTCGGCTGTTTTGTTGCTTAATTGCTCTGCCGGCAAACTGCATGGAACGCATTGAGGGGAGAATCTTCTTGGGAATTACCAACTCGTCATAAATACGGTTGATTGTCTCGGCAAGGCAAGGGTATTTTTCCAGGTGCATTTCCCGATTACGGTCGCAAATCTCTGTCCATGTTTCACGCCGTTGTTTGTCCCGGATGTAGCGAGCGTATTTCATCCATACGGTCAATTCGCTCAATACTTTGTTTGGGTTTACTGTTTGTTTTTGGCTGTGCGCTGTTCTCAATAGTGATTCAGGAAGCCGTGTGTCCGAAGGCGCAGCAAATCCTGCCGCCGTGTAATCTTGTTGCAAATCCGACATGTTAAGTCAATCTTTTTGATGATAAGTTTCAGAGAATCAATACGTTGTCCACTCTAATAACGGTGGTAAGTAAGTGATAACTGCCCCTATTCTTGTTCAAAAAGTTTGAAACCTCGTATTGCTTCATGGCACATAGTATGAGCCACCATCAAAGCCGATATTGTTGCAAGGCTTTCTTCCTCCCTGACGAGCCGCACCCGTTCCAAGAACACCTCGAGCATTTGCTTGAACGTCTTTACTCCAGCGGAGCTGTGCGCTCGGTTGTGGCGCCTCATCTGCATTGCGTCTGGTTGTTCCGACATGATAGGGACTTCAAAGTCCATCTGAATTGTAGTGTTGTGTCCGTGTTTTTCGTACAAAGGGTTGATTGCCGCCAAAATATGGAGCACGTATTGTCCGTTGACAGTAAGGAAGGCTTCAAACTCTTGCTCAACCTCCTTGGAATAATACCCGGCAGCCTCTTCCGCTCCCATCATTCCATACATATGGTCTTTGATATTGTTGAGGCGATGGAGGTTTTGAATGAAGGCGAACTTGGCTTTCCAAACCGCTTCCGGGTCAACCAGAGTGCTGCTCTCAATCTCGGAAGCAATGGCTGCTGGAATCTGATGAATGATCGCTGCTAATTTAACACCTAATTCACGCTTAGCGGCATCTTTGTCCTCTACCTTGGCGTACTCCGCAACGATGAGGTCGTAAAGCGGCTTACCAAAGCGAGAAACAAACTCCTCCTCACTGTCGCAAGAAGTTACTTGCCAATCATTCCTCATATAGCGAGGCACTTCCTCGAATGGGACGTCAAGCGTCATAATTATGGCAGTGCGGTTGTCTCCAGCTGGAAAGACAATGTACCGGGTCAATGCTCTGGAAGCCGAGTGGCGGTCAAATGTGATGGGTTTTGCGAATTGGAAGTTGCTGTATGTCATTTCTTTTTTGTCTCTTTGAACTTGGTGTAGGTGTGGCCATACTTCTGCGCGTTCGCTTTCCGTTTGGCGTCTTCTGTCCATTCAGCCATTTTGTATAAAGCCCAATCAACAATCCAAACTGGGAAGTAGGAAATACCCCAGAGTATGAAAATGAAGCAGAGCACAATAAACACATCGTGCTCGTACAACCAGCGAGTCAGCTGCCCTGCGATATTGTAGCAAAGGAAGCCTATAACAAACATGACCGCGACCTTGTTTGCTGTGAATTTGAATGTGTACATGTCTTACAAATAAGGTTCCAAAAGCCTGTCAATCTCGGCTATTGTGTTGGGGTGAACAGTGCCGTCTTCTTGCTCAAATCCGAGTACATCCACAACTCCATCTTCATTCACCGCCAATTCAAAACCTGAGAAGCCGTGTTGCTCGGCTTTCTTCTTCAAATTGGCAAAGAACAAAAGTACAGCTGGGTAGTCTTTGCTGTCAAGCGCAGCCGGGTCGAATGTGTTAATCAGGTTGCTCATAACTTTTTGTTGTTGTGTTTAAAATCCATAGGGGAAGTTCGGCTCTGTCGGAACGCTTTCAAGCGACACTTTGCGCGGCCTCCCTTCCCCACTGGATATTCTTCAATTTCTTTGAGTCAAAGACCTGTAGTCTTCTACTGCTGCCATGAATGCGTCTCTGTATTTGGCGAACTCAAACGAGCCGTTTCGGTTTTGTTTAAGTATAACAATCTGCTTGTATCCATACAACGTGTACGACTGACCAGCGGGTTGCCATGACTTGGTGTACTTCACCTCAATTGGTTTTGTAGCATCAAAATGTGGTGTGAATCGAATGATGTCTCCAGGTTGGATTGAAATATTGCCGTTGGAATCGGTTTGAGCCGAAGCTGAAAAGCAGACGAACAGGAGCGAAAAAAGGAGTATGAATCTCATTGCGTGGTGCGTTATGTATTAAAAAACTTTGCTTGTTTTACTTGACAAAATAGAAGCGCACTCCATCATGGTCGTTCGGAGGCTGTTGCATATATTCAACATAGCAAGCGGAGTATTCACCTCCGTTGAAATCAAATATTTGCTTGCCCAATTGTTCAGCAAAGGCTTGAGCAATTATTGGTTGTTGAAGGCTGTTGAAGTCAACGCGTGCCTCATTCTGGCAATACTCATACGGGTACACGAGCGTTCTCCATTGATCTTTATTGCTGATACTGGGAGAATTGCGTTGAACTAATTTGACGAGGTATTCGCAAGCATTGATGCAACGCTGTAGAGCAGCCTTCAATGCCTCCTTCTTCTGCTTATGTTGAATAACATCGGCATACAGCAGCCAAACGTCGGGCGAATCCAATGAAGTGGGTTGAGGCACGCCGTCTTCTGTATCGTTACTCAAAGCATGCGGACCAAGATTCATTCTGTATAGGTTGCGAGAACGAGCGTACTGTCCGTTTGCAACACTCAACTCGGACATTTTGTTCTTTGATTCCATATTATTCTAAAATGATTTGTTTTGTAACAGGGTGTATTTGATAAGTCCAATGAGTAATCACCCAATTGCCGCCGAAGCCCTCTACCATCCATTCGCCAGACTCGAATGAGTAGCGTCCAAACGAAAGCGACTCAAAGTTGCCATTGGTGTGATATACGCAAACAATTACCCGCACGCTGTAGTTGAGGTTTTGATTGCGCTGGGTTGCGTCATTCTTGCGCGGTAGTCCCTTGGTGGCGTCTATCCAGACCATTTTGTTTAGGCTTTGGTAATACAAAGAATATAATGAACCCGGCAAGCAGAGCAACAACTAAAGTAGCCACGATTCGCTCCAATTTTCGGTTTTTCTCCCTCAAATCATATTGAGTCTTGGTGCGACGGTCTGACTCAATGACTTCAAGAGCCGTTTTGAGTTTTGCCTTGTTCTCAAAGTATGACATGGCTATCCAAAGATTTGTTCGCCGAATATGGCTTGTTGAATAATGGTGTCTGCGTCTCCAGCGTCAATATCCTGGGACATCAGTTTGTCAATCCATTCCTGGCCATGGCGGTCGATGAGTTGCTGAAGCGCCAAATCAATCATGTCTGCGGTCAACTCTTTTGGCTCCTCGCCACTTTCGTCGTCCGGGTGGATAATGACAATGCCTCCCTTAGATATCACGTCTGAAACAAACTCTGCACCAAAGAAGTTACCGTCCTTAGCGGTCGCCTTTGAGCACCAGTAGTTGATGCCTCCTTCAAGCGCAGTGACCATGATGTCGTCGTAGAAGCCGTCAGGGACTTCATGCTTGATGATGATTTTCCTTTTCATATCGTTGGGTAAAGTTTGGCCTTGGTCAAGTACCGATACGTTGAATAATTCCTGATGAGCGGCAATCAAGTTGCCAATGGCGGCATTTCGAGTTGGTCCACAGCCCCAAATTTCGGGTCTCCCTTCAACCTGAGCATGTACGTCTGCAGAGCGGTTTGTAGTTATGATTCTCATGGCTTAGAACGGGAGGTCGTCAATTGAAACATCTGTGTTCGGGTCAACCTCCTGATTCTTCCAATCAAATGGAATGTAGGTCTTCACGCTTTCAGCATTCACAACACGCAATGGCCGAGCCGAGTAAACCGAACTGTCATAGACGATCTCGCCTTCCTTCACTTCTCCGTCACTATCCGCAGCGTCCGTTTCCGTGGCCTCGTAGATATCCGTAGCTGGTTGATCTTCATAGTGATTGTCTTCGATTTTGACGAGGTAGCCCAGGGCGTGCATGAGCATGAGTTTCTGTGCTTGTACGAGTTTCATTATGTTGTTAATTTGAATTGAGATAATTACGTTTTTCTTCCGCAAAGAACGCATCTCTGCGCTCCCACCCGTCGCTTTCGCCGGGTTGTCTTACTCCAGGCTTTCCATCAACCAAGCCCTCGTAACTGTTACAACGGTTCTTGACTTTCTGAACAGCCACGTGCAAGTGCGATTCACTTGTGTTAACCTTGTGGAGAATTACCGGCATCTTGATGTCGGATACGAGTGTGCGGACGGCCTTCCCAACCGAGCAGTTCTCAAACCGCTTCTCATCAATTCCTTCCCGAGTCTCAAAACGCAGAAGGACAAAATCATATTTCTTGATACGGTGTCTCATTTGCCTATGTATTTGTAAAGCCTCAACTCAATCTTGTATTTCCAGGCCAGCCAAAGGTTGCGCAAGGTGAACTTCTCCAGCACCCGGTCGCGGCAAACCTGAGAAGCGACGGAGCGGTCTTTGTTGTCCCAAAACAATTCCAATATTTCGTGATTGAAGCGAGGAGGCTCGGGTGGCCGCTTGTACTTTGTGTTGATCCATTTCCAGAGCGAACCAGCTGCCAAAATGAATAGCAGCAAGGTGAGAAAGAACATAATTTTGTGTGTCATATTTTCTTCAAGTTGCCGACAGCGTCATGCTCGCCGAGGTTGAGAAATTTCCTTGTAAGGTCTATTGTCAAGTTGATTGCGTCGCCTTCCGAAGAGCCACAAAAGCCAAAGCACTCCAGTATGGCATCTTGCATTGTCTTATGGTTTTGCTTGCCAATTCTGTTGGGCTTACCGAGCACGCAGGTGCGGTAGGAGTTGCCGTCCCAAGTCACTGTACAAACAAAGGAATACCCGTTGGCGCTTACATGGAAGGAGTAATGCGTCTCAACGAATGTCGTCAATAATGTTGTCATATCAAAGTCACTTCCGTATGCTCAGGCATGTTGAAGCCGAAAGCCTTCCGGAACAGTTTTGAAGGTGAGATTATGCGGGTCGTTACCATACCCAAATAGTTGTAATTGCCTTGCGGCGTGTCGAACCAAATGTTTACGAGTATCATTGTCCTTGTTGTTTATGGCAACGCCAGTGTTCTTTCATTTCCTTGACTGTTGTTCCGTATTGTTGTGCTATTGAATACATGCTTACCAAAGGGATACTCGGGGTATTGAGACGCCTTCCGTTTATCAATTCGCCGTTTGGTCCAGGGATTTGCTCGAACATGGCAATATCCCGAGCCGTAGCAAGACGGTCATACTCAGCAAGAGCCTGACAAGCAACATCGTTGTGGGCGACGGGTGCGTTGAGATATTCCTTTTGAAATTGTTGCCATGCTTCATCGCTTACCTTGAACGGATACCGGCTCGCATCAGCGTCTCCGATATGAGCAAAGTGCATAGGGAACAATTTGTTGATCTTGGGAGAGTCAACCGGAAATTCACCGGGTGGAAGCAACTCAAATGTGCCGTCGTTATGCTTCTTGAACAATGAAAAATTGGTTGTATCTTCTCCGGTAGCGAAGTCAGCGCCGATTATCAGATTGTCAAGTTTTTCTGGATCAAATACTGGACCAATGGAATGGATGGCGTCAATCTTCTTGATGAAACGACAATCCTCTTCCCTTACCCACAACTCATTTGTTCCGCAGTCACAAATCCAGAAAAACATATTGAAGTTGCTGACCAAAACATCCCCCATATCAAGCACTCGGGTGAAGTCGTTCCTCACCAAACCGGAGCGTTGGAAAGCGATATCAAACTCATCCTTGGCGCACTCGTCGCTTCCCAGGCATTTGCAGTGCTTTCGGATGTGCGCGAGGGTGACGAGAACCTTTTGCCCGTCTCTTTGGGTATATTCGAACACCTCATCCTGGATAATTGCAGAGGCGCAAGCCTCGCGTGTCGGATAGACATTCTCAGCGCCGTACTCTTTCTTGGCGCCGTACTTGCGAACGCAGCAAGGAACGCGAAGCCGGGTGTTCGAGTCCCTTGCTATGATGAATACGTGGTTCTTACCCATTGTTTTGTCTTATTTCGTTGCCAATGAAAGCCTCAATACCCTCGAAAGAGGAGAAATCAGCAAGATATTGTTTAACAGTAAGGTGAACTTTGGCGTCCATACGCTTCTGTTTATTCTCTGTAAACTGCCATGGCGTTACTTTTGCTTTGGGGATAAAACTATGGTGTTGGCTGTTTGGTTGCGCTCCATGTCCGAGGTTTTGGCGAGAGCAATGCTAAGCAGCCTCTGACGGAGTTTCTCCCCTGCGGTCATATCAACGGTCGAAGGCAAAGGAGCGACCAACTCGGGCTGATTAGGCTCATTCAGGAGACGCTGTTGGTTCTTCTCAATCATATCAAAGTCGTACCCAGCGTCGTTTGGATATTGAATTGTCTCGTAAGCCGTGTCTTCAATTGGTCCAGTTGTGCCCGAGAATTTGGCATAATATGACTTGGTCAAATAGTAAACCAAAAGAGCCGGGTTGCTCCCCACTCGAGCCGCTACCCTTCCGATAATCAAATCACGGATGCTCAAATTCTTGAGAACCTCGTTCTGAAGGTGGTCATTGACGGAAGCCTCGATGTTGATGTCCAGGTTGCCTTCGATGATGATCTTGTCACCTTCAATCTCCTTGCGAATATCCTGAAGAACACCCCGCATTTGCTCAATCATTTTGACTTGACGGGTCTTCTTGTAGTCCTTCTTCAACTCGGCATATATCCAACAAAACTCCTCCAGTCGGGACTTCTTGATGCCCAATCTCAAATCAGCAAATGACTTCTTGTGGTGGTTGATTTTGTCCGCAATGATTTCAGCATAATGGTTGCGAAACTCGGACAGCATCTTCTTATTTACCGGCAAGCCCCAGTCCTCAACGCACATGACGAATACCTCATCAATTGTGAACATCCTTCCGAACAATTCAATCAACTCGGGAGTCCTCGGTATGAGCATCGCAAATCGGGCGACGTTGGCGTTCTCAATCTGCTTTTGACGCTTGTTGTCGTCGCCCTCCTTGGCTTGCTTCTTTGGACCGGGTATTGTCCCAAAGGCTTTCTTCTTCCATTGGTTGGCTAACAGCCGAGCCTTCTGATAGTGGTTGTTCTTGATGTCCCAAATATGCTCCTGCTCCTTAGCGGGCAGGTGGGTGATACGTCTCTTCAGCCAGGGTGCGATGATTGCGAGGTCAATCAAACTGCCGTCTGACGCTTCATATGTCCTCTTATCATTGAGCCAATCCACCTTCTCCAATTGGAGCCACATCCTGTACGCATTGGGGTCTTTGACAATCTCGTCTATTTCAACGGGTTTGTTAAGAATATCCGGGTCAAGTTTGTCCCTTTTGACACTTTGATGAACGTTCGGTTGCGTCACTATTTTCTCTGCCATGGCTGATGTGAATCTTTAAAATGGATTTTGGTATTTTGGAACTTTGGAATGATGTAATTTCAAACCGTTACTTGACAACTTGATTGGTATTATCAAATACGTCCACGAGCGTTATTTTGACGGCATTACCGGGACTCTCTATCAATCGTTGCCAAGTCTCCCTGAATTGTCTTACGTTCTGCTCTGTCCAATTATCCGGCACTTTGACAATGAGCATTCCAGGTCTGTTTTTGTCCGCTTTCTCCAAGCCTTCCTCCCTTACCGATTGAGTTGACGCGTGGTAATATTTGATGAGGCTTGCAGGAGACAAGAAGTCGTTGATTACGTGCTCGTCGCCGGGTAAACTTGGTAAGCCTTTCATCGATACGGCGTTACCATATACCCCAACGCACTTGCCGTCTTCCATAACAGCGAATCCTGCGCTTTCGGGTATCATCGGCTCTTGATTGAATAGGTTGCCGACCTGCGAATGGCTTATGATTTCAGGGAACAATATGGCTCCCGAGTTTTTGATGATGATGTATTTGAGTACCATTACTTGATGAATCTGTATAGTGTTAAAACTGGTTGAACTTCTTCCCGGCCTTCGCAGTCGTCAGGGAGCGGCTTCTCAATTAAGCCTCCACCGCATAGGTCGTATCGGCTTGCTAACTTGTCAACGGCTTGATGCGAGTCAAGAGCGTATATGAATCCGTTTCGGGCGATTGTCAAGCCGGGAACTTTACCTAATTCAACAATTCGATAATAGAATTTGACGTGAGTACCATTCTTGTCGTACTTGGTCTTGCGAGGCTTCGGAAGGGAACGAATTGCCGCGTAAAGCCGGGTTGGAATGTCCATAGCGATTATTTTTGTGCTAATTCAGAAATAGGTATGCATTCCCACTTTCCAACTTCCATTCTCCAAAATGCCATAAGGTTATTGCCGAAGCCGTCTGTCTCCTCCTCCAGGAAGCAAGCCGTATTTTCTTCAGGTTCTTCAGGCAGATTCTCCTTCTTTGCTACCGAAGGAATGAAGTGAAATTCTACAGGACGGGTGAAGAATAGAAACTCTTTGAGTTTGTCAATTACTCCACCGTTCGGAGCGATGTCGAAATTTGCCTCGAGCCAAGTGATAAAGCCGATGAGTGTATTGTTGTGGCCTTTAGCAACCGACTCCCTTAGCATCAACTCTAAGGCTTCTAACTCAATATGCCGGTTGGTCTTTAGGACGGCCATCGTTTCGGATAATTTCTCCAAGTCAAGTGCGTTCATCATCTTATGTATGTTTGATTGAATTGTTTATTGTCGTGGCAGCCGGGTCTTTCTTCAACCCACTTGCCGTTGACGTAGTATTCGTATTTGAATGCTCTCCTGGAACCAACCATTATGGCCTTCGCTCGACGTTCTAATTTGCAACGTTCGCAAACTTCGCCTAATATGTCCCATTTGTGGTTGTAGAAACGTGGCATATCAGAACAAGTCGCAATGAGTTATTGATTCAACGTACTTCTTCCCCTTCTCGGTGATTTTGGCGTCAAAGCGGCTTCCAACCCGGTTGCCATTTCCGCTCGGGCTGCCGTCTCCTCCTTCAATCAAGCCTCGGTTCATTAGGCTATTCATCTTGGCACGAATCAACTTTTGTGGCACGTTGGGAGGGAATAAGCCGGCAACCGTCAAAGTGAAGTCGCTGTGCTTAATTTCGGTAAGGTTTTTTGCCAAAACTCTTTGTCCTTTCTTCAATTCGTGACCAGAGACGTTTACATCCTTGTCAACTACAAAAACCATAGGCTCAACTTTGACAACCTGAACAGTTCTGAACATAATTGAACTCGGGTCATACTCATTCCTCCAATCAATAACCGGGTGGTCTTGGTGTTCATAGAGGAACTCAAGAATGCGAAGGTCTGGAATGTGTTTGCACTGCATGCGAGTGCCATCTGCGTTGTAGGCTCGGGTGGCCTCGAATTTAGGGTACTTTTTCATATCAATCGAAAGTTTGAGTGCCGTCCTTGAATATCATCCAACCGCAGCCTTTTGGATTCTGACAATCTGCTCGGAAGTCTGCTATCCAACGAATTGGCTTTTTGTATTTGTGACCGCAACCTTCACAGACGCGCTTTTGTTTGAAGAACGCATCTTGGTCATCCTCGTCAGAGCACGCCCAATAGGTGTAACATTTGCCAAAGCCATTCGGTTCAGAGTGTAGGCTCCAACCCTCGGGCAAAGGAGCGCACGTCTGCAAGTCATATATGCGCTTCATCATTTCCCAACGAGCCGTAGTGCTGTTGGTTTTGAACTCGTGGTCGGCTATCCTCTTCCCGCAGCCCTTGCATATTGTGTCGTGTAACTCTGGCGTGCACGGACTCAAATAGGACTTCCTGCGCCCGTCCCAGGAAGGCTCATTTTTGTCAACAATCAACTTCGCCTCTTTGGCTATTGTTTTGAATAAGTTGACAATGAATTTAGGTATCATACTGATTCGCTTTTGTTTTAATAACCTTGTGAAAACAAAAACTGCCGCAGGGGTTTAGTCCCACGGCAATTCTCAAAACAAAAACATCTATGAAAAAACTAACCTCCTCACCTATGCGGTCTTGGACTTTCTCCATGGGTTTGTCCTCCAATACCCAGGGCTGTATTTCCTTCCCTTACCTTTCCATAAACCCTGCTTTTCAGCCTTGGCTCGGGCAAATCCTTCTTCAATCAGGCCATACAGGAAGCCGTTTGCACGCACTTGATTTTTCCTGGAAGAAACCGCCCAAGCCCAGCCTTTCGATACAATCAATTGATTCAAGTAAACCGTTGGTTCGCCTTCTTCAAGTGGTAGGGTATAGGCATCAACAAGCAACCTTCCGTAACTGTATTTTGCGTCGCCGAAAGGAAGTGTATCAATTTGTATCTGCTTATGCAAAATCATCCGCCGTAAACTGTCTCGACTTGCAATGGCAAATGGCTGGGTGGAATCAATATCCACATAAGCGTTTTTGATGTCAGGAGCATCCAAATTTGCGAATCGGAGTTTGCGAACCGTACCATCTGGGAACAACGCTCGGCAGCCGTCTCCGTCATAGACTTTGACAACTTCAACGGTAATGAGGTCAAGATGCACTTCCGGTTCTACTGTGGAGTCGCATGGGAGCGTGCAATCAACTACGAGCGTAGCGGGTGTTTGTAGGCTGTCTTGGGAGAAGCCTTGGAAGGCTAAGAACAGCAGAGCGATAAAAAGCAATGGGTGTTTCATGTGTTGTGTAGTATTGTTGATTTTGTTACGAATTTGTATTACCTGCGTCGGCGAATGGTCACAAGGTCGCCGTCATAATAAACCTCCAGTCCCAGGTCATTGCATCTGGAGTCAATCGCAGCCGTGAACGACCCAGCGTGGATGGTAATTTGCTCTTGCACGCTAATTTGCTCGAGAATGCGCTCAATGGTCGTAGGCAAGAATTGGGCTGAGAAGTCCGACAAGGCCAGGAACAGAGCCTCTCGAGGTGACGAGGACGGCAAATATGCCAGCGGGCAAAACTTCTTTTCTCCGGTCTTGTTGTAATGTACTGCGCGGGTGATGTCTTTGTTGCTCTTGATTTGCACTTCCCAGCCTTCCGGAAACAGACAACGATGAACCGACACATTGTGGTGGTTGACAATGAAGTGGACGGCAGCTTCAAGCAGGATATCGCTCTTATGAAAGTTGAGGCCATTCACATGGTAAACCAGCGATTCGCCTAAGTTCTCAATCCAATATTCATTAGCAAGTTCAACTCGCTCGTTGGTTGATATGGAAGTCCAATGAGAAACAAAAGACTTCGCTTTTACCCAGCCGAGCATGAAGGCAATAGCCTCATTACGACGTTCAATTTCCTGGTTGCTCATAGCATCATTTCGAGTCTGCACCGGAGTGCGTAAATGAGAATTGTGATAGGCCATAGGTAAGCGTTCATCTTCAAGAAGAAAGCCCAATTCCTTTGAAGGATAATTTCATGCTGCTCGACTCTGTATGAGAAGCCGAATCCGGTCGCCCAAAGAAGTAAGCAAACTATTTCAATCATTATGTGTTCCATTGCTGATGTCCTTTGTATCCAACGCGCAAGGCTATTTCAGCAACCCTTTTGCCTGAATTCTTTGTAAGTCATTTTGCCACCAGCGAAAGCCAAGCCTATTGTCTCATATTCATATTTTACTGAATCAAACTTGTCTGATTGCTCTATGAATGTCATGCACTGTTTCACTGGGAAGGAAGCCTCAACCGGGTCAACTTCGGAAATCAATCGTTCGAAGTCCTCGTCTTGAAAATCTTCCGGCAGAGTGTACATTTCGACTAACACAATATCAAGATGATTTGACGTCTTCAATTCCCAAGCCAGAATCATAATGAATATCAACTCAACCCCACCGAGCAACAACGACATACCCGGAACAACAAACAATATCAATTTAGCCAAGCCTTGGTATCCAGGAATATCAGCGTAAAAACCCGCTAAATACAGCCCAAGGAATACAATGACAAAATGGACGGCGAACACCCCAAGCAACAACTTCATTCCGAACCAGCGGAAGCCCTCGTTGTTTACGTAACGGGTATCCTCGATGGCAAGCCCGAGCGATTTGCCGTCCTCTGTTTGAATTGCGTATTTCATATGTCTGTTACAATTCCGTATTGGTCAACTTTGAAGGAACCAACGACTTCGCCGTCCTTCTTAATCTTCCAAATCTCGGTGTGAGGAAAAGTATGAGTGTGAGTTTCTTGTATCAATTCTACTCCCATCTCTTTGAGAACATTCTTGGCCTCTTCTGGCTTGTTCAAGTCAACTTCTGACAGATTAACTCTTATGCCGTTTGAATCAATCAATTCTTGAAGTCTTGCTTGTATCCTTACGTGGCGCTCCCTTATGTATTCAAGGAACATGTCATCCAACTTATTCAGATGGTAAGGTTGAATCGTCGTTGCTATCATCTTCTGCAATATTTTTGGAATCAAACAATTTGAGCGCAGCCCTTACCGAGTTGCCCAAACCGCTTTCCTCAATGAACTTATCATAAGCAGTGCGAACCTCCAGAACCTTCGCTCTGAAACGGTCGGGAGCGTCGTCACCCAAGTAGCTGAGAATGACCTGTCTCATCATTTCCCGAGCGGCTTCTGGAATGACCACAATAGCATTCGCTTCGCATTTCCGGATGCCAATTGCCTTCTTGTATTCTTTCAAATACGCCAGGTCGTAGTTTGGGTGCTTTGGATCATTCAAATCCTTTCCTGAGCCTGTAATGAGATTATCAATCCAGGTCAATTTGTTCTCGTTTATGAAATCCAGGTTGAGCCCAAAGCGGTCAACGATCAAATTCTCCGGGTTGTACCCGAGCGTGCCGTCTCCCCAAACAATATCGCTCAAATCAGAAAGGTTCTTGCGCAGGGTATCGCTGATACGCAAGCCATCAGGGTCGTGGTCTCCGCAATACAAAAGTACACATTTCAAACCCATGTCTTCTGCCTGCTTGAATCGCCGAGCGTACTCCGCTCTTTGTAATACACTGCTCCAACCTTTGCTGTTTGCGATGGGAATATGGAATGAGTGACAAACTGGTTCAAACAGAGTCTTCAAGTCAATCTTTTCTACCACAACTTGGATGTAGTATTCTTCACCTTCCCACCACTCTGGAGTGAAGTATCTCCAGCCGTCGATGATGCCATGCAGGAAGCGTGGTACAATATCCCTCGGCTCTCCAGTAGAAGGAATTTCTACACCGGAAAATTGGCGAGCAGCCTCTTCAGCGACAAAGTCAACGGGAAGATAGCCGCGTTTACGCGCAGTGTTTATTGCCTCTTCAACCTTGTCGAATTGGTCTTTGTTAATCCACCGGAGTTGTTCTAATTGATACGCCCAGCCCCTTGAAGACACTTTGAAATCCAACTTCTCTTGAATGCCGAGCAATATTGTTGCAAATTGGCGAAGTCTTTTGTCGCTCAACTTTTTGGAGAGGTCAAACTTTTCGTTCAAGTCTTTCATGATATTTCTTTTTTGCGATACTTATGTTTTGTTTCCTTTGTTCAGAAAACTTTGATCCTATCAAAGACATACGTATTTTGTCTTTGTGTTCTTCAGTTTTTGGTTTTCCCTTCAAACGTTCGCTCATTTCAGAACCGTCATATTTCCTTCTCCTATTTGATTCAGCAACCGCAATCTTTGAATGTTCCAAGCGAGCCGGGTTTTCTCTAAATCCATTTGCGCTACCAGGAAGAATATTATACCCAATTGAACGATTACAAGAGCCAAATTTCTTTATGTAAATTTGCTCGAGTATATCAAGTTGCTTTTGACCTGGGACGTCTCTTACCAAAATTTCTTTTACAAAATTTTGTTTACCATATAGCCTTATTGCATTGGAAATGGATACTCCGCTACCCAAGTAGTTACTTGAACGCTCCGGAGAATTGCAGCATTGTCCTATGTAAATTTTTCCGTTTACTAAACAAACGGTTTTGTAAACATACATCAAGAATGATGTTTAACGGCTTCTTCAACCGTGTCAAAAATTAGTTCTTCACCTTCAAGAAATTCATATCCTCCAGGAAGAAAACCAAATGCAACTGCCATTCGTGTGGACTTGTTGCCGTATGGGTTTGCCTTGCTTTCGAGCAGCAACTTTCCAGCGCAAAGCCTTTGCTTTCTCGCAGGCAAATCAGTTGTCTCGTGGCATATGAAATATTCGTCGCCGTTGATTGTTTCATCGCAAATCTCTTGCATCCGAGCCTTGCCCAACCATCCCTTCAAACAATCCTTACGGAAAGGGCATTTTGAGCAAGGTCTCTTCAACGAATTCATAGCGATTGACAATTTGTTAACGGCATCTTGAGTGCAAACGCGAGCATATCAATGTGCTCGTTGTTTACTGAAACTTTGACGTTGTTTAACAAGGGAAAGATAGCACCCAAATAATGCTTTGTACCGGGTGTGAATTTCTTTGTCAAGAGCGCAGCTACCTCGTATTTGAATATGCGTCCATCTTTGTTCAAGTCAAATGCGGTGTTGGCATGATACGCACAGTAGAACTTCTTGCTCCGATGGAACTTTTTACAAGTTCCTCCGCAAGCGGAAGCCAGTCTTGAATTATCAGATTTGTCGGCGAAGGCTGGCATGAAATTGATCATGTAGAAGTCGCATCTGTCCTTAATCTCAGGGCAATTCAAGTTGTCGAGCGCACGCCACAAATAAACTTGATACCAAGGTAATTGCTGGAGCGGAGAAAGGTCTCGCCAGTTCTTCGGAAAGCCAAGTTTGTCCCGGTTGCCCTTTGTACACTGGAACAACCCAGCAGCAGAGCCGAGTGGGGTCTTGATGTCAGAACGGAAGCCGCTTTCCAAGCGAAAGGTTTTCATCATCCAATCATACATTTGATAAGCAGAGCAACCAACATTGTATTTTTGCTTGGTACGCTCGGCTATTTGCCAAACTTCAAATCGGAAAATGTTCCATTCAGTTTTGGGGAAATTACCCTTCCCGTATTTAACCAATTGGTCAATTGTTAGGAAGTCGGAAGCCGACATCTTTTCGGCCTTCTTCTTCAAAGAACCAGGCAGTACGCTCAAAGCGACTTCTTTGGCCTGACTCGCGTCCTCTTCTTGGAACAACCAAGCAGGTGGAGCGAAAAACCCTTTTACTTCAGCTGCTTCTGATTCAACAGAGTCAGCCTCGATTTGCTCGAGTTCATCGAAGTTGGCGAAGCCAGAGTTGACATTGCTTTCTGCAAAAAACGACGTAAGCGTAAAAAGAGCGAACATTGAGCAGAAGCGGGAGAATTGAGTAAAAAACTTCATGACCTTTAGTTTAGGTGATACAGGCTGTTCCGCAAGCCGATTTTGCTTTGTACGTCGGCTTCCTTGTTGAACTCCCTTCTCACGTGAGTTATGGTTGAAAATTTCTTTATTTTCTTGAATAGTGTTGTGCAAATATCGAAGTATGGGCGCAACTGTTCACTCCTTACTTCAAATTGCCCGTTCATCTGAGAAACAATCAAGAGGCTATCCGAGAATATTTCTATTGAACGAATGTGGTGTTTTTCAACTAATTCGATGGCTCTTGTTATTGCTAAGTAACAACCAATCCATTCTGCCACGTTACTTGTGCCAAGCAACGGAGGAGCATACCCCATCTCAACAATCGTTTCATCATCCATCTTTATTACAAGCCCGACTCCCATAGGAGTCAATGCACCTTTGGCATTGTGGCATGCTCCGTCAAACCATATTTTCAATTCAGAAGCCATATCAATTGTTGCTCATTGTAATTATATCAGGCTGGAATCGGCTGGAGTGAAAGCCAGAATGACCTTCGGGTGGCCTTATGTGTTTCCCAAATTCGTCTGTCAGCACAAAACAATATCCGTCAACCGCTCGCAAAACGCTAACAACACAATAACGCTTGTGCAACTTCAAACAAGATTCCTGCTCTATGTTGTTTGTGCATATAACCATGAAAGGCATCTGATTGCCAATGACTTGATGCTTCCAACGGTCGTACTCTTGCTTCAAAGTTGCGTCGGTGGCGACGGCCTGACTCAAATAGTGGAACGCAGGGTCTCCAGGCCAAAGGTTGGAATCATAAAACCTCTGGACAGTACCGGGCATCATAACAAACAAAAACGACCTTACACCGTGACGGTCGACAACCTCCCTGAAACGGGAAGCGGCCTCTTGAATTTCTTGTTGTATTTTTTCGATGTTATCCATCACGTATTGAGTATCATTTTTGAAAGTTGCTCATAAGGGAAATCATGAACGTAAACAAGTTCCTTTTTAGCCCTCGTGATTGCTACATATTTCAGATTTTCTTCCTGTTCTTTTTGCCAAGCGTTAACAGCGTAGCGGCTCGGTATGAGGTCAGGACGCAGGAAGAAAACCCTGTCATTCTCAAGCCCTTTTGCTTTATGTATTGTGGAAAGCATAATGTCGGCGTGGTCATCAGAAAAAGTTTCTTGCAAGAACTTGATGACTCTTCGCACGTCCCCACCCATTTTGTCGAACAGGAATTCAATGACTCCTATGTTCTCTTCCAACGAAATTACCTTTGGGTGCAACTCGGGTTTTTCCATTTTGTAATGATCCCGATATTGAAGTAATAGTTGATCCCTTTTTGATTTCAATATGCGCAATGCTACCGATTGCATATTTACTCCTGTCGACTGCAACAACGCTATTATGTTCTCCCCAATCTCCTTCCCCTTGATTTTCGCCTTCTTTCCATCCGATATCAGAATGAAAGCGAGAACGACGAGCGGCTTTGTATTTCTGCAAATAACCCAATCGCCTCCTGTTATCTCATCGACTGTCCCTGTCCTAACCTTGCCATCCTCTTGGAATGGATACCATTGTATTTGTGGCACAATGAGTTTGGCCTCTTCAACAATAGCCTTTCCACATCTGTAACAAATGGAAAGCGGCAAGCCAGAGGTGTTAGGCATCTGCCGGAAGCGGGTGAAGGACTGCTCGTCGCTGCCTCGAAAGCCGTAGATTGCTTGCCTCGAGTCGCCCACGCCTATGAACCTGCTCTTCTTGTTGAACATGCGCTCTATCATGACTTGTTGCGCTCGGTTGAGGTCTTGCAACTCGTCAATAAATACAAAATCAAACTTGGGCATTCTGATATCCGGGTTGATCGCTGGGAAGAATATCATGTCAGTGAAATCAAATACATCCAAATCACCACACATACTCTTTATCAACTGCATTACGTGAAGAGGCTCGTCTCCGGTCAAAATGCTTATGGCATGCTTGTCCATTGCTTCCTCAATAGTCTGCTCATCAAATTCCACGTTTTGTCGCACAATATCGGCCAACTTCATTATGTTGTGAAGGTAGCCCCAGTACCACTTCTCCCTTCGCATCTTGTAGAACAACTTCTCTGCGTGCGAGAACGACTTTCGCTCAACCAACTGTATATCGCCACCGTAATGGCGCTTCATTGCACTCCAGCCAAGCGAGTGCATAGTCTTGACAGTCACTCCTTCTGGCACCCTTCTTTCAAGTTCCTCAACAATTGACTTATTGAAAGCGGCGAACAGAATGTTCATGTATGAAGGCACATGCCTCATAGCGTGCACAGCTGTAGTCGTCTTGCCTGAGCCAGCAACGGCTTCTACAACCGCATTCGCTTCGGAGTACTTCACGAAATTAAATATCAAATTCTGGTAAACAGAATGTTTCATCGCCAAATTGTTTTGAATAAAAATAGCCGTGGAATGCGCTTCACTGCAACACGCCACGGCTTAATTGAAGTCAGAGATTTGTATTTACTTTACAAACACGCTCTTCCCGGTCGGCCAAAATCTAACATCTTTCCCTTTTTCCTGTTTCACAAGAGCAATAACGGCTTCTGTTATTGTGCATTGCTGCTTTGTGAAAACTTTTCTTTTCTGAACTTGGTTTGACGATACGTGCAGATCATTGGAAAAGTGAATTGTGACTTCTGACCAAACTACCGGATGAAATTGGCGCCTCTTGACGACGGGTGGTAAATGACTCATGTTTGGATAATTTCGATTCTGATAAAGTGGATCATCATTTTCGAGTAGTGGTTCATAATCTGATGGTGGATAATGACTCGGCAGCGGTTCTTGAGCGGGTTGGGCTCTTCTTCCCCAACCTTTTCCCGAGTTGAGTGATTGCGCTTCTCAACTTGCAAGGGCTTTAGCAGGCATTACAGCCGGCACTCGTTTGATTCAATTTATTAAAACAACTTCACGGGTTTGAATACTGTGATTCCCCTTAGAACGCAAAGCCCATTGTATTCATCCGAAGTAGCCAAGGAAGCCGGGTCAGAAAGTTCCGGACCAATCCAAGTCAGGCAAACCTGGTCTTCTTCTTTGATGAATCCATCGACAGCATCCCATTTGGAATCAGGCACTCTGAAACGCCAGTACAGTGGTGAAAGCCCGTCCCCAACGAGCAATGTCTTGTGATCTTTTTCAATTTCGAACACTATGAGTGTTGCTGTTTGTTCGGTGTAGCCCTTGCTGTTAGTGGCATTCTGGGAGAATGACTGACAAACCAAGAGGAGGCAAAAAGTTGCGATGAAAGTTCCGAGTTTTTTCATGATTGAAATCGAATTGAGTATTTAATGTTTTGTTATTGCTCAGGCATTTTGAAGTTGGGGTCAAACATTGGCTTCCACCAAGCGAGCGGCATATTCTCTTCTGCCCAATCGAATACATGCTGCTTAATTTTGTGCGTCATTATCAAGACACCATAGAATGCGACAGGATATTCGCTCGATGGACGATCCCAAGTGATCTTGTAGCCAGTGGAGCCTTCTGTTGCTTGGGCTTGCATTTGCTCGTCCACCTTTGGAATGACATATTCCATAATTTGTTTCGCTTGGGTCTCGAAAATGCCTTGATTGTAAAGCCATTCTTCGAACCAGCCTCTCACTGTTTGAGGAGCAGGGGCTGCTGCGGGTGCTCCAGCAGAAAGAAATGCTGCGAGCGGGTTTTGACCGCTTTTGTAGGCGTCGGAGAGTTTGTTGAAAAAGTCTTCCATAATTTTGTTGAAAAATTTTATTGTTCGGATTCGAATTTTGATATTCGCTCTTGTTCAAGATTAAACTCTGACACTGTCTGAACACAACCTGGAGCATCAAGAAAGTCAGCAACAGATTGGCGCCAAAAGTCAGTCACCTCCTCGTCAATGGCAGCTGGTTCGGAAGGAGATATCAAAATTGACACATTGGTTTGAGCTGGGAAAAGCCCTACAGACGGTTCGCCTGGGTCGTCGACAATGAAATCAATTGAAACAATACTCTCCTTGTATATTGTGAACGCCAATTCGTCTTTCTTAACAACCATTCTTTTGCACGCCTCGAACATCCCAGGATTATTCAAAACGAATTGCACTTGCTGGTTTGATAAAATGCAATTGAAGCGCAAGGAAAAATCCATTGAGTACCAATGGCCGTTGGGGTGTTCTTCGCCTTTTACAAGTGTTCCGTTGAACAAGTAAGTTTGGCCGTCGATGTTGATTCTTTTTGTGAACATATTGGACAAAGTTGTTTTGAATTCTTTCTGTTTTTTAATTTGCGTTCAAATGTCCGGTCGCCTTCCTCCCAAACCCTTACCACATTCCAGCCAATGCCTGCTTCCGTCACTGCCCTCATGATTCTCGAGCCACAGCCGCTCCGGTGGTGCTCAATCCTTCTTTCCATGCAAGCCGGAGTCTGAGAAAAGCCTATGTAGTGGCAAGCATGTTTGAAAGGCTCATCGAAGTGTATCAAATATACCATGATGGTGTACCGTTTTTCCAACTAACTATGTGCCTCTTGTTGGTCATGTAATACAGCCTGTAACTTTCCACAGCGTCAACCATTTGACATTCGGGCGGCATAGCGAGAGCGGGTTTTGTGAACCCATTATCTGGCATGAACTCATGTTTCAACGAGCCGAGTTCAAGGAACATTTCGAGGTATTTATGCTCCCTTTTGTATCGCTGCATATACTGCTTGTTCAATTCGATACCAAGGCTTACCAGCCATTGCAGATTTTGTCTGCTATTGCCAGCCCAAAGCGTGCATGGGTGATTACGGAAACAAGGCTTCAAAAGACCATCGTGGTGTTTGCCATACCTTTCGTACACTGTTGACACAATCTGTGCTGTTTCCAATATCATCTTAACAACATGTTTATCGCAATGGTATTCAGCGGCCTTTGAAGGTTGTTCGTCAAGAAAAAATATGTTCATTTTACAAGTAATGTTTTGGTGAGTCTTATGGTTTTCATACCTTCAAACTCGAATTGAAACGGATAATCAAACACAGCGGTAAGCCGCCTTACTGCTTTGAACCTCGGGTTGTCAGACCACGTGTAATGATCGTCGCACAATATCAACCAACCTCTTTCGGCTGTCAGCACTCCTTTGAACGGAGCCATCGCTGTTTTGTAGAAATGATTGCGGTTGAACGCTTTATTCAGCGTCCTAACAATTTTCCGTATTTGTTGAATTTGTTGTTGCTGTTCCATACACAGAAGAACGCTGAACCGAGTCGTCAGAAAACAGGAAGCCAAAATTTGGCATACTATCCATAGATGCGTACGAGAGAGGAGCAAAGCAAAAATTCTTGAAGCTGGGAATTGTCAGAAAACTTGATGAAGGTGCGGCTTTACCAAGGTGATTTCTAAGAGGACTTTTGTCCTCTTAGACCACCGGAGGTTGTTGTTAATTCCATTGGACAATGTTGTCAATGTTGACACCCCCAAATCTCCCCTCTATAGTCTCCCCTCTTGTGTCCCCCTCTATGCGCTCGTACGAGGCAGCATCAAGTCAGTGATTCCTTGTACCGTTTGTGTTCTCTGTATTCTTCTTGACTCATCAAAAGCAAGTGCAAAGCCTTTTTCCAGAGCCGTATTTGATGCCATTGGTTTGTGTCTTCCCTCCAGGCAACAAGTTCCATCGGCAGGGCGACTCCCTTCTGATTCATGAATTTCAACAGAGCCTCAAACGTCTCCTGTTCAGCCGTCTTGTCTTTGTTGCGAGCGGAAGGGTAAATTTCAAACTTCTTTTTGGCACATATTTTGATGATGTAATCTTCAGAAGTTGATTTGAATAGAGTCTCCCAAGCCCAAGCAGCGTAAACAGGCAAATCTTGTTCGTTGAAGTTGTCCTCGAGTGCCTCAATGTTGTACTTTTCAAGCAAAGTTCTGGTATCCGAGTATGGTGGCTTAGAGCCGCCGTAATATGCTAAATTTGCCATGGTTTTGTTCAATTTTAACGGTAAGCGTTGACATTCTCGTATGGAAAAAATACAACTTTCCCATCCAAATTATTCTCATCGAGCCCATTGGGAGCGGTTACTGCGTCATAATCGTAGTAGCCAAAACCTGTTTCGTCAAATACGCCGAAACTCAATCCTTCGACGACGCAGATTAATGGCTCTGCGAATTGCCCGTCTTCAGACTTAATTGGCTGCGCCCCAGGGAACAACTTGATTGGGTCGTAATTGTTCCTCTTGTTCAATCCCATTTCGGAGAATGGAACCCAACCTTGCCGGAGCAAGGTCAGGTAGGTCATTCTGACGTCGGCTTCTGAAGGCAATTTGTCATTGTCAATAAGCCATTGAGAGTATTTTGCTATTTTCTTCATGATTCAAACATTTTGATGCGTGTGTTCATGAGGAGGACTTCTTTTTCTTCGCCGTCGTGGTATTGAACAGAACAACCGAAAGGCAATTTTATTCCAAAGATTGTGACCATCTCATTTGAATAGAAGAACGTGTATTTTGTAAATTCTGTCCTGCTTCCCAGCGTGTCTATTGGACCAAGGCTGTCGTAAACTTCGCTCTTTGATTGCTCAGAATAACCGAATTTGGAAAGATACAAAAAGATTCTGAAAACAAGCCTTACTATAATCCTGTTGAATGTCGAGGCAATTATTTCGTTTTTCATAGTTTGACGCGCAGTTTGAAGAGTTCAAGTGATTCATCGTAGCGGCCTTCGCCTTCTTCCCACTTGCTGAATGTAATCCACCAAGAGCCTTCCTTGACGGTGGAACCAGCCCGAGCGATTGCGAGGTTGTGACGATGGAATTCAATCCAATTCCGGAAGTCAGCAGCCGAAAAAATTTCCTGGTACTTGGGCTCGGCGAACTGATAAGAATCATGGTAAAAGTCAATCCGGAATTTGCCGGTCAACTCAACCTCCTCCTGGAGCAACTCAATCTTGCGCTCAACCATTTGGAGGATTTTTGAGAAGTTGATAAAGCCGCCGACCGGAGTTTCGTCGCACATGCTTATGATGTAGCCTATTGATTTGGGGTGTTGATCCATCTTCACATACTCAGCCAAAGCGTACCGAGTGATGGTTGCGAAGTCAACGGTGGTGTAGTGGCCTCCACCGTTGTCGGAGGTTGTCCAGTCTTGCACCCACTCGGGGCGAGAGTGACGTCCGGTTTGTTCGGTGGGGATGGCTGTGGCTTTGATTTTCCACTCGCGCAGGAGCGCAATTTCGTGCATAATTTCGGTGTGTGTCATAACAAACAATTGAATTTTATTGAGTGAATTAAGCGGAGTGACGAACGCGACGTGCGCGTGCTTTGAGGGTTTTGTTGCAACGCTTTTTGGTTGCTTTTGCTTTGGAATTTTTGACTCCACCGTCGCGTGAATCTTTGCGGTTGAAGTCGTCCAATTCATTGAAGTTCTTTTTGGAACCGTATGGCTTCATGACTTTCAGATTTTGTTAAATACATGGTCCATTGTGTAGCCGTGCGAAGCGTTGAACGGGTGGCTGAACTCAGCTGAATAGTCAGCCGTGGATTTGTAAACACCCGAAGACACTATGTTATGGCCAATGGAGACCAAAAAATTGAAACATTTCAAATTGATGTATTCTGCTATTTTCTCAGCAGCGGCTTGGCCGAGGTCGTACCACTCATCTCCTTCCTCAGCTGTCTCGGGGTCAAATTTCGCTGTTTCACCGAACACAGCCTTAGCAACCTCCTCACTATTCATCCATTCATCATTGGTTCCTGGCTTGACGAGCGTTTCAACATGGCCACGGCAATGGAACGCTACTTCGAAAATTTCTCCTTTTGAATTTTGATAAGTAATCATGACAAACAATTTAAAATTTGATGGAATATGGTTTTTTGGGGTTGAAGCGGCTTACCCAGCGATGGCGTACTCAGCCAATTTTTTCCAATCTTCAGTGCCTTCTTCGAAGCCGTCAACAGCGTAGTCAATAACTTCAATCAGGGTGCGCATGGTCAGGTCTTTGCATTTGTCAGCGTGTTGCATAACAACTTCAAAAGCAGCGTCTTTGATTTCCTTGGAAACGGTCGGCTTGAAGTGAGGAGCGTGAAGGATATTGCTCATGCGCTCAACTTTATCAGAAGCACTCATGGTCAGGTCAACCGTGCTGGAGCGGCTCAGGATTGCTTGGTCAATTTTAGAGCGAGTCAGGTTGCTGATAAAAATGATGCGTCCAGTGAAAACAAATTCATTTGGGATATCTCCACCCTCTTTATTGGTAACCCAGCTAACAATACGCTCATCATAAGAGTCAAGCGCACCCTTCAGGATGTTTTTGCTGATGTCGTTCAGAAGAGCCTCGTCGCAGTCATCAAAAATAATCAATTTACCGTTCCACTGGTACAGTGTGTTGTACAAGCCTTTTGCCGTGGCAAAACCTTTCACGAATTTGTAATCACTGATGTCAGCGTCTTGGTTGTCACTGAACAAGCCGCTTCTTTCAAGTTGCTGCTTGACAGTGTAAGTTTTACCGAGGCCACCTTCACCCGTTATTACAAGGCTCACCCGAGTGCCTTTAATAGTCATGCGTACAAGGCTTTCCAAGAAGCTGAAACGCTCGCTGATATTGAAGGTGGGCTTGGCAGGAAGGGCTGGCATGTTGGAGCCTCCAGCGGTATATTCAAAGTTGGTAGCGGCCTCGCCTGTGACCATAACTTTTTCTACTTTGCGCTCGTAAGGACGGTTGTCATCTCCATGGATGTAAACCAACCCGGTCTTAGTGATGTGAGAAAATTTCCCGGTCATAAGTTGACCACCGCGTGCTTCAAACTGAACTGGAGTACCTTTAACGAGATTCATGACAAACAATTTTAAGATTTTTAGATTTGAGTGATGTTTTATCGCTTCCGCGTTTTAACAAGACGAAGATACGGGTGTCCGTAACTTCCGGCAAAAATTTTTTGAAAGTATTTTTAAATTTTTTTTACACGAATATGTTTAGGCTTGAAAATCAACGTATTACACGACGTGTTTAAAACGTCAAAAATATATTACAATTTTTGAAATAGGGCAATTTTCAGCGTATTCACCGAACGAAAGTATGCGTGAGTATTGGCTCATTAGTACGGGGTAATTCGCTCTCGCGCAAATTTAGGTGCAAACTCGCACTGTAGGATATTAGAACGGGAGAGGTGCGCCGTAAAGCAGTTTTTTAGAGCCGAAATACCACGTGAAGCCGTTGAAGTCAAAAACGCATTTTGCATTACCAAAGGTTTTGAATAAGGGAGAAACCCTGCCGACCTTTGAATTCAAAAAGAAGGAGCAACCCAAGTCTTCAGCATGGCTCATTTGAAGCCGCTTCCACCCGTCTTTCATCAATGAAACGTAAACCATCAGGTCTTCATCAACAAAGGGGAATTCAGCCAATACGTCAACCAACTTTTTAGGTCTACCGGACTTTGCCATTGCTGAATCAAAACCCATGGTGTGAAGTTGGTTTATGTATAACTCAATGCCAATGGAATCAGCCTCGGCTTTATCAAGTTCAATCCAGCCGAGTTGCGGGTGATGAAACATATCAAAATCATTCATAAAACAAAAAACCGGACAGCGTTATGTTTCGCTGCCCGGTTAACAAAAACCTTGGTTTGATGTTGTTTTATTCAGCGGTAGCGGTAAGGCTCACCCGGCTTTGACGACGCTCCATATTTTTGCCTTCGAAGCGGATAACAGCGTAACCTTCAGGGCAGTGGACGCATTTGTTTAAGTGGCTGAACACACCGCAAACCTCAACCTTACCGATTTTGAAGAACAACTTGTCACCTTTTTTAACCTTAGCCTTGCCAAGTTTGAACTCCTCAACGCGTACACCCGAGTGGTCATATTTTTTGCCAGCGTTGGCGTAACCGCGTCCTTTTTTGGTTGGCAAGTCATTGATGCGCTCTTCAAGTTCCTCAATGGACGGGAGGCTATTTTCAGCCGGAGCAGCGTAAATGCCAGGAAGCCAGCTGGTTGGAACCATGACGCCAGAAGCGTTGTCAACAAAGGTGTGCAATTTGGCAGCAATGGACTTGGCCATTTTGGAGTTGGATTTTTGCAACTTATGGGCGTGAAAGATTGCTACTTCACCGTCAACAACAAAGTTGGTCTCAATGAACACTTTTTCATTTTCAGTCAAGCCAAATTCAGCCTCAATTTCAGCGGCCAACCCGGCTTGCACTTCTTCAAGCGGAGTGAAAACCAAACCTTTATTGGTTGCGGCTGGAGCAGCCATTTCCTCAAACTTCCATGTTGCGACCAGTTTGGCACCTTTGAACTTGAAAGTGATAAAAAGGATTTGGCCAGCATTTCTGAACTCAAAAATCAATTTTTTAGAGTCTTGCTCCAGGTTCTCATAAGCGAAGCCAGTCTTTTGTTCAATCTCTTGGAACAGTTCCATCTCAAATGGGTCGTTGTTTTCAACCGTCGGAGCAAGTATGCCGATAATGGTCTCGTAAGAAGGGATTTCAACAACTGGAGTGGCGGTTACTTTTTTTGAATTTTTCATGACAAACAATTTAGAAATTTTAATGATGTGGGTGATTTTGTGTGCCTTGCGGCTAATTAACAGGACGAAGATACGGGTGCCTCTTGTTCAAAACAAAATTTTTAAACAAGTATTTTTAAATATTTTTTTTCATTATGTTTAAAACGTTGATTTTCAAATGATTCTCGGAAAATAAAAAAAGCCCAAAACACGACCGTAGTCGCATCTCAGGCTGGGGGAATGGCGAATTACCCTTTTACTTGCGGCGTGCCCGACGTGTAGTCGAGAAGGTCTGGGCACGGTATTTGATATTCAAGTTCAAAAGCAAGCGGAGCCAAATCTGCTCAGCATATTTAGGAAGGAACTTGCCCAGTGAAACAACTTCCATCTCATCCAAAGGCTTTTGGGTTTTCAAGATGTGCTCAAACGTCGGAACTAACTTCGCTTCCCTCGGGGCGAAGCCTACCAGGTGCTTGCTTTTATCGCTTCTAAACCGATTTGATTCAATCTTGTCGACCTTGTCCAAATTTATTTCAATTTTTTCTGCTTCCAATATCACGCGCAGAGCGGCCTTCTGAACATCAGGGTCTAAACGCAACCGCTCCCGCAAAAGTTTCTTGCTCCACTTCCGGTTTTTGTAAACAATTTCAATGACCACACCGTAATAGTCTCTTCTTATGTGTGTGACAAGTGAGAAGTCGTATTTCTTTTCCATGGCAAAAGTTTTACTGTTTAACGCTGATTACTTTTTTGCCGTGGAGCGTACTTTGGGTTGCTATGATATCAAAGCCCTTGCGCCCGATGAAGGCGAACGAAAATCTGAATTCAGGGAACTGCTCCCTCACACCCTTGAAAAGGAGTTCAAATTCTGGATTGTGCAAGCCTTCGAAGTTGGTTGTGAGAAGGTGCCAACCCCAGCCGTCGTAAGTCGCAATGAACTCGCTTTGAAGTTCAACGAGCAGGAATTTGAGAACCTCCTTTACGACCGGAAGTGATTTTGGATCAAGAGGCATTTTACTTCTCATGTTCCTTAATTAGTCTGATGGCCTCGGTGATCCCAGCGTCGCGAACGTCCTGCCGCATGTCCTCAACATTATGAGGTGGGTTGGTGTTCTTCGCCAGGGAGTCGCCGTAACCGCGCATGTAAGCGCAGCAGAGGTCGATGATCTTGGAAGTGAACAACGGAACCAACTCGGGGTGATTGGTGTAAAGGTACTGTTGGGCGGCTTTGCGCCAAATATTTCGGTCAAATAGCAGCATGAGTGATATAGGGAATTTTGTGAAGTCTCAACGAGACAGTTTTGTTTCTTTCGAGCCAAGTTGACAGCAAACCAAGAATAGTGGCCGGGTCAATTTGACCTCTATGATTACCCAAAAACTCTGTTATAGCCACTGCGCCGACTACTGTCTCATCAGAGTCATTTCTCAAGTCGTCGAATATGTAGTGGGCTTGAATATCCGGGTGCGGATATATTGTCAGTATGCGGTAGCCCGAGTTGAGCAGCACCTGGAAAATCGGATCAGAAAAAGTATTTATCATCGGTTGACATTAGAAAGTTTATCATCTTCTCCTTTGCATTGGCATTGATGAAGACTATGGTGGAGTAACTTATTGAACACTTTTTGGCTATTTCTGTGTTGTTGTACCCCTTACACTTCAACACAGCGTAAATAACCTCCTGCGGAGAAAAACCTGCCTCAATGAGCATCGAAGCATCTACCGCAGTATTGTTTCGATTTTCTGTTGTTCTGTTCTTCAAATACAAAAACGAATCAGACGGGAGGCAATTTGTTGCTAATGTCTTCTGAACAATCCTATTGAGCCTCTGCGTCAAAGTCTTGTTGTAATAAAAGTAGAAGTCAAGCGTCGTTGAGTAATCATAAATGTACTCATCGGTTGTACCATCTTTTATTTGAAAAACATTATACCTCACATTCCCGGTCTTTCTGGCGCCGAAATTCTTGATTGATATTTCCAGTGCTATGAAGCATTCTGATATCAATTCTTCTGTTTCTATTATGTGGTGAGCGTATTTGTGAGGCTTCGCTAAATACCAGAAATTCTCAATATTCTTTACAATGACCTTAGCCATCATCTCGAACAGCTGCATTTTGTACTTCTGCTTCTCTGATTGGCTCTTTGAGAACCTTATCAGGATAATTAGCAGCAAAGCCCTCAATGAGTTGTAACCGGAGTCAATCCGTTTTAAGGCATCGTAAGTTAACTTCATGAGATGATTAGGTTTTTTCTATGAGACCTTGCTCGTGATGGAGCCGCTCTCTGCGCTCTTTTATGTCCGAACTGGTCTTGTTGTGGTCGTCACTGCGACGTGACAGAACAAGCCTTTTTTGTTCGGGAGACATGCTCGAGAATTTGGCGAACACATGCGAGGTTTGTCCCAATAATTTCAATTTACCGCCGCAGCCTGGGCACTCGTCATCTTCAGCCGATTCGCCCCAATAGAAGTCCTTCTTGTCATCGTCGGGGTGTTCTTTATTCAAGCAACAAAATTTGTACATACTATTCTTCTGTTAGTTGGTAAAACATGATTAACAATGCGTCTGCGATATTATGGTTGTCACCGTCGTACCCGAGCATCCTGGAGGCAAGGAGCATTTCAGGCTTGTCAGCGTTGCCTTTTCCTGTGAAGCGTTTCTTAACAACATTGGGTGGAATTTCTTTGTACTTGATGTCATTAGTCTGGCAAACCTTCTCAATCAATACAACAAGTTTGGCGTGGTGGATTGTTGCTCCTACGTGATTGATTACAGGCATTTCGGCCACAACCATATCGGGGCTAAATACTTTAACCAAACTTGCGACAACCTTCTCAAACCAAACCCATTTCTTTGTGCCTTTAGTTGTAGGTATTTTGCAAGAGCCATACTTCAGGGAAGCCGGGTCGGTTGTGTCGAAGAAAGCCCAGCCGCTTTCGGTGGCTGGGTCAAATGCCAATATTCTCATGTCAAAGTATTTTGCTCACACCCGAGTCGTCATAGCCTATTGTTATTTTGTTTTTGAAAGCAACGTTGTCATTGCTGTGACTAATTACAAGGCATGTTTCTCCGATTCCATCCAGTGTGTCAATGATGTGTTTTTGTCCTGAAGCGTCTAAGCCGTCGAAAGCCTCGTCAAGCCCGAGGAAATTGAGCCCTCCTCCCTTTTCAGCTGCATTTTGGTTTATGATGCGGCGCAAGGCGAACACTGCGCAAATATCAATCCGAGTCTTTTGGCCGCCGGAGAACTTCTCATAATAGTCCCAATTCTTCCCATCCTTGGACACTAATATTGTTATCTTCTCCCGCAGCTCTCCACTGGCCAGCACTTTGTACCCTTCCATCTTTATTTGGAAAGTGCTCACCTTAGCCAAATAGAAATTTATGTTAGCCTGAATCAACTCGAGCACCCTGTTTATCAAGAACGTTTTGAAGCCCTTTATGCCAAAATTGTTTTGCCAGAATCGGTATTTTTCAGACTCAATTTCGAGTGTGTTAATCTTGTTTCTGTACTTCTCAATTTCGGCAAGTTGAACCTCTAAATCTTCGGCCAATTTCAATACTATACCTTCATTGGGATTGACCTTTTCCAATTGAACTTTGTCAAACTCTTTTTGTTTCGCCTCAATCCCTTTCAAAATTCGCTTTACCAGCCCTTCGGCATCTTCCAAGTCAGATTGCTTTGATTCGACTCCCGAGCGTATGTTCTTAAATTTTCTCAACTCCTGTTGTTGACGTTCGATTTTTGATTCAATTTCAGCATGCTCCTTACCAAGCCGCTCAACTTCAAGTTCCAATTCTGCTATGAGCCCAGGGAGTTTGTCAAACTCCACTTCCTCATCGAGGAGAAAATTGTGGCCGCAAGCCGGGCACTGAATGGCGCCGTCCAACTGCTGCTTGTAGTGGTCAAGTTGCTTCCTTTTCATTCTGCGCTCCACGCTATTTGACTCTAATTCGGAACTTAGCTCCTTACTGTGCCCTTTTACCACCTCGTTGGCAGAAGTCAGCGTCTCGCGCAACTCCGCAAGTTCTCGGGTGATTTCTTTCACCTGCGCGTCGGCGTTCTTTAGTCTTTCCTTTTGCTCTGATTCAAATTGGCGATACTCCATCTCAGCCTCCAGGTTGTCTTCTTCAGGTTCTTCCAAAAACTGCTCAATCTGCTCTTGCAACAATTCTGCCTTGCCTTCTGCTTTCCGCTGATTCGAGCGTAGCAACGCTATGTCAGAATCATATTGTTCCAAATAAGCCTTCACATCTGACAGAACCGGGTCAAGCATGTTTATATTGGCAAAATTGGCAATGATTTCTTTTTGCCGGGCATCGGTTGTCCGCAAGAAGGACATCTGCGTTGATTGCCCAACAATGAAGTAATTCAACAAGTCCTCCTTCTCAATTTGAAGCGTCCTTTCTATGAACTTATTGGCTTCGACCTCGTTTATCAATTGCTTGTTTTCTTCGCCGTTGACAAAAACAGAAACTCTCCCAGGTTTGCTCTTGCTGCGAAACAGGCTGCGCTTGATAATCAAATCAGTTTTTGTCGCAGCATTAGACATCCACAATGTTACAGCGCATTCCTTTTCGCCGTTGTGTACGTATTCCTCTTTGGGAAGCGTTCTACTAACAATACCGAGCAAAGCAAATTCAATTGACTTCATGAAGGAAGACTTCCCGGTTCCATTGCTGTTGCTGAAAGCGGCTTTGCGGTGTAGCCCAAATATTAGAGTCGTTTTGTCCTGAAGAAATTCATGCTCTTCATCCAAAAACGAACGGAAGTTCTTTATGCGTACTTTTGTTATCCTCCACATGTTATATGTTTTTGAAAAGTTTTAAGCCGAGCGCAAGTAGTTCGCCCTTTATTCCATTCAGTTTGCAGTATTCAACGAAAGCCCTCCTCATTTCGACCGCTGAAAAACTGACAGTCAAGCCCTCCTCTAAATCATGTATTGATTTGGCTATGTTAAGATTCTTTCTGACGACCTCAATACCATACAATTCAAATAATTTGTAATCGAAAGCCTCCAACATCTCATCGGTTCCAATCACATTTGCCCTCACGTTATGACCCAACTCGGCAAGCGTTGTGGCCTCTTGGTAATCAACAACGAATTGTTCTCCCTCAATCTTTTCCAGGTTGAAAGCGAATTGGTGGTATTGAACGAAATTTGATCTAACAAATTTTAAGCCGCCATCTGGGTTGATTATTGTAAAGCCCTTCTCATTGTCTTCGCCATAATTTGCAGCCCGAGCCGAGCCAATATACTGCGCTCTTCCCCATGGTGAACTTCTGTTGTGGTAATGGCCTGAAAGCACCCGGAAGAAAGCGGAAAATTTGTCTCTGGTCAGGCTGTTCTTCTGCGCAGAGCCGTCATTGTTTTGCGCTCCGTCCAACGCTATGTGAGTCAACAATATGTTCTTGACTTTTGGGTTGGAAAGCCGGGTCAGCTCTTCAAGTCTTTCTGCGTAAGTCCCTTCTTCCGGAAAATAGGGTAAAAGATGGATCAAGATGTCATTAGACAATTTGACTGTGCCCTCTTGACTAAACAACTCCAGAGCAGGGTGGCTTCGAAACACCTCCAAATAGGAGCGGGTATCCTCCAGGTCTGTCTTGTCGTGATTGCCGGGTATAGTTATGATTTTTACACCCTTTTGTTGTGCTTTGTTCAACACGACGAGCATGCCCATTAGAGTGGTCAAAGTCTGGCCTGTGCGACTGGTAAACCAATCCCCCAAATGGAACATCGTTTTTGTTCTCGTTTTGGAAGCGAGATTGATTCCCTGTGACATAACATCATCGACTTGTGCGATGTTATCGTTGCTAAAATGGGTGTCTGTTATCAGTAAACTTTCCATATCAAAAGAAGAGCCGGAGCGCACCAAAGCAACTCCGGCTCGTTTAGTGGCGAACTGGTATGATAAAACTCTGTTACTTCACAGCCTCTTTCAGAAGTTTGGCCAACTTGTCGTCGCGTTCCTTCTTCACCCGAGCGTGCGCCTTGCTGGTAAGCAACTTGACAAGAATCTTCAAGTTCGGGTCACGGTCGGTGTACAGCTGGTACAACTCACGCCGGGTCTTCCACTTCAACATCTCCTTCTTTCCCATTGTGAAAATGGCGCCACCTTGCCCGAATTTCTCGAGCACCCCGCATTCAATTCCGAAGTCAATATCGTCTTGGTTGAGAATGATTCCAAGGCCATAACCAATTTCGATTTTGAACGACTGTTTAGGGGAGCCAAAGTCGCTTTTGATGACTTTAACTTCGCTTACTTGCCCCACTTCCTCATCGCCCACCTTGATTCCTTGTATGCGCGTCAATTCCAAGCGCATTGTCGGGAAAAGTTCTATGGCGTTGCCGCCGTACGACTTCTTGCCAGGAGTGCCATCTATTTTGTCGTAGGCTCTGTTAATAATCATCAGCGTGAGGTTATGGTCATCCTCGAGTGCTTTTATGCTCCGAAGCATATTAGGCAGTGCTCGCGAAGCCGAAGCGAGAGCGGCCATTCCTGTCTCGTCTTTGTCAGCGTTGTCTTCTGCTTTTTGTAGTTCCTGGGCAGAAACAGTCTGCCCGAGCGCATCCCAAATGAAGAAGAAATGCAACTGGCCAAATTCGCTCCTGCGCTTGGCTACATAATCTTCCAATTCATCTTTTTTGACCTTGGCGTCCTTCCCTTCTTCAACAAAGAAAGCCGTCAGTTGCGCCTCGGCTTTACGGATTGTTTGGAAGATTTTGTTCTTCACGTCCTCAATAGTTTTGATTCGGTGGAGGATAATTTGGTTGACCGGGACTCCCATTTGCGCAGCGTAGGCCAGGTTGTCACGACGTTCGCTGGAAAGAATGGAGACTACAGCTCGTTCCCCCATACTTTCAATAGCAGTCTTCATCGCTTGAAGCGACATTGTGGTTTTCCCTGATTGACTCACACCACGAATCTCAATGACTCCGGTCGGGTAGCCGAATGTACCTAATTGTAAATCAAGTGAGGGAGAGCCTGTTCCAACCCAAGAGCCAACGTCTTGGAATGGGTCAACTTGTCCAAAGCGGAAGGTCTTGCCGCCGTCAAATTGTTGTTGCAATCTATCTAAAAATGCCATTGCTTTATGTGTTTTGTTAATTTAAAAAGCCCGACACGGTAAACTCTGCAAGCAAAGAACCGAGCCGGGCTGTTAATGTCAAACTATTGTTCCAAAACTCACTTCTTCTTCAGGCCAGCCAGACGCGCACGCACATCTTCAACGCTTGTGGCCTTAGTAGGGGTAGCAGTCACAGCCTTCTTTGCAGGTGGTGGCGTTTCTTCCTCATCGTCGTCATTTTGTTCAGGCTCGTCAGAACCCAAATCCTCTGAAGCAACGAACTCACGAATCATCACCCGGATGTCGTCATCGGTCATTGACTTCTTGACACGCAGAACTTCAGCGGCCTCTTCACTTGTTGTGTGCTTTTCTGCGATCCAAGCCTTCAATTCATCCCTGTCCATGGAGTCAAACTCATCTGCTTCTGAACTGGTTGAGGCTGGTTCTTCTTCCTCTTCCTCTTCAACAACCGGAGGTGCTTTCTTGGATACAGGTGGGGCAGCGGCTGCTTTTTTAACCGGAGGTGCAGGAGCGGCCTTTTTCGTTGGCGGAGGAGCATCGTCGTCGTCATCGTCATTGGTTGCAGCGGCCTTCTTGCCAGGTGTGGCCTTTTTGGAAGCCGAGCCGCCGAAATTGAATTGGGCTTTGATTTCCTCAACGTGTTCCAACCAGTCGCTGTCAGCGAACAAGCCGATGTCGTTTGCGTCGTCGAAAATTTTGATACCTTCCAAACCGGAGTCCCAATCTTTGGCAGTGTAGTGGAACAGGTCGCCGAGCGGCTTAGCAGCGTCAAATGTTTCAAGTTCCTCATCCTCCAGCGCATTCACGCCTGACACTTTGATTGTGTACTTCTGGTCGGCCTTTGGCTTGGATTTGTCAACATTGATGATGACAACTTTGCCTGAATCCGGGTCAGTGAACGGGTCGGTTGTGATTGGCTCGTCTTCATCCTCCAGGAGAACCTCGGAGTTGATTTTGTCACGGATGGTTTTGTTCATCTCAATGAGGCCAAACTCACGCTTGTCTCCGGAGATTTTGAGGCAATAAGCAACCCAGGAACGGGACAACTGCAAGCCTGTTTTCCAGTTGGTGATGACCTCGAGTTTGGCTGCCTTTTCGTCGGCTTCAAAATCACTGTTGCTTTCGATGAAAGAACGAGCAGCAACGATGTACTCGTCAATCAAATCCCATTTTGCATCTGGGTAGTGGAACCGGGCAGACAAAACAGTACGGTTGTACATTTCGTCGCCGCTGTCGTCGTCGGCGTAATTCTTCACCCAATAGAAGGCGCGCAGGGTGTAGAAACGCTCATTTGCCTTGTGTGATGGAAAGAAGCGGATTCGGTTCTTACCGTCGGTGAGTTGAACAAACTGACCACGGCCTGAACTGAACTCGGCATCCTCCTCGGTTATGCTCTTTTTCAGAGCCTTCACCGGAGTTGCTTTGTACTTGTCGCGTAAATTGGACATGTGATAATAAGTTTTGGTTAAACAATTGTTAATCTTCAAAAAGTGGTTTGCCCACCTTGATTTTGACGCCATTCATTGATCCATTGAGTAAGCCCTCGTCAAGCAATTGTTCAAGTGTTTTCCACCCTTTGAGCGAGGTTGCTAAATGATTCAATTTGTCGCTTTTGTCTTTTGCGCTCCAGAAGATTGAGTTGACAAAGTCACGTCGTTTCTTCGCTGCGAATGCAATTTTGTTCTTGGCAAGGTACATCGGGCTGCCTTTGAGTTTGGCTTCCTGTTTGTACTTCATATCATCCTGGGTCAACTTGTCTCCAGCAACCCGGTTTTCAATCAAATCAATGCGGATTCTCTCCCGTTCCTTTGACATCCATATTTCCAAGTCCAAATTGGCCTCGCTGACAGCGTTGTCGGCTTCCGCAAGTAACAATCCAATCCTGTTGAGAACCACCGGGAATGTTAAAATCTCAATGGCAAGCCGCTCCACGTCAATACGTAGTACTGATTCGATATCAAACTCATCGGAGAAGCCTCGGTGCGCGAAGACAATCGTCTTGCCAGAAATTTCAAGCGTGGTTACCAACTTTTCAGTTTGCATAATCGAGTGTTATTTTGTCGCCGTAATAATAAACCATGTTTACCACCTGCTCCCACAAAAACCGCAAATCTCCCTTTGTATTCTCAAGAACAACGTCAAAAGGATGCTCCTCTAATAAGCCTTCGGCAAACTCCGCTCCTTTTACAACTTCAAAGTCCAATTTGACTTTGACGAACACTGTATTGCCCAACGAGGCCAAAGCGGAGTACTCATTGGGATGACGCATACCGAGTATCAACATAAGGGTGCGTGGATTTTCTTCAATTGCATTCATCACCGGAGCAACCCAGACATTGGCGCCGTAAGAAGCCCGCAAACCTTCCCCAATATCAATCATGATTTGACGAATCGTTTTATGAAATCCCCTTGGAACCAAAACATCTTTGAATTGACGGTCAACGCATTGCTCCAATGGTATACCAGTCAACAAGGCAGTCATCTCGTGGATGCGAGTACTGAATGACATAAACTTTATGTCTTTGAATGGAGTTTGACTGCCGTCGGTCATCATTCCATGAAAATTAGCCCTTTCAAAATCAGAGCCAAAGAATTGACACATCGTTTCGAGATTGGGCTGGCCAAGAGCAGTGTTTTTGTGAATGCCCTTTTTCCAATAGGTAAGAGCGAAAAACATCATGTTTGCTGCTGTGTCTTTGCCAGCGTTGATGCGGCCATAGAATGCGAAGTTCATATTTGCTTTATTTCGACTTGTAATGTAGATTGAGTGATTTCTTTGATGATATCAATCAATTCTTGCATGATCTCCTCATCCGGTTCGAAAACCGTGATGAATGCGTCATTTTCGGTCACGTCAATCTTGAATTGCTCCCAAAATCTGTCGATAGCACCGAGCGTTGAATTGGAACAATAAACCAATTTTTCTTGGAAATAGGTGTTACCAAGCCGAGTTTCCCGGACGCAAAAGAATAGCATGCTAAGCCAATCGCAAACCTTTGAAAGCATAGGTATGCTTGGAGCGTATCCGTGTTCTCCATTCAAAACCCGTCCAATCAAAACTTCTGATTCGTCAGTGGCAGATTCAATGAATTCCTTCTTCGCTGTAAAGTCGACCAATTGATCAATGGTGTCGCGCAAAATTGGTCCATTATGAGTATTGTATTTTACGGCGTGGCCTATGTCGCCAGTGAATATCTCATCCCAGTCGTGGTACAAAGCGTATTCAAGAACATTCAAGCGATACTCCGGAGCGAACGAAAGGTCAGTGGCCAATGCGTTCGCCAAAACTCCAACCATGTATTGGTGTGAAGCGAGATTTTCACGCTGGTGAGTAAAGTGGCTACTGTTCCAGCGGATAGTATCGAACAGACGGTCAAAGTCGCCCGATAACATGCGTCGTGTGATGGTGTTTTTCATAGAATTAAGAACCTTGTTTTTTCGTTAGAGTAAACACAATTGAAGCCTCGGTAATCATCCATTTTGACTTGACCACGCAAACACACAAGGCTTTTGTTCTCCCAAGCCTCTTTGACCGCTTTACCATATTTCTCCCAAGCCTCGTTCCACATCAAAACATCAATGAATCCGTTGTTGTTTCTTATGCGTACTTCAGCAAATTTGCCTCTTTTCCCGGTGCGCGGCCTTATGACATCTATTTGGCCAGCGACAACGACTTCTTTGCCGGAGCGCACGAGAGGTATATCCTCGGCTTTCGTGTAATATGTTGTGTAAACTCTGTTGACTTGTTCTATCAAGTGAGGGTAATCAATATCCCCAAACCCTGTCAAATCCCTCTGGAGCATAATCCAAAAATACTCCTTCTCAATTTGCTTGCTGTTGAACTCTTCGGGTACTGCGCTCTTTTCCAACTCAAACAATTTGTTGATGATTCGGATGCGGTCTGTAGGCTTCTTTATGTCCTCAGCTGAATCAAAGCACCCCGATAAAATGAGGCTCAAAGCCTTGCTCTTGCCCATTCCAGTACCCTTCATCCTCTTTAAAAAATCCTCAACCGATTTGAATGGGCTTCTTTCCCGTTCTGCCATGATTTTGTTGAAGCCGTTCTCTGCTATGCCTTTGATTTTTGTCAGCGACCAGAATATGGTTTTTGAAGGTATGTCACAAGCAAATTCATTTGTAGAATGATTGATATCGGGAGGAACAACCTTTATGTCTCCATTGACCTTAGACATCTCAAAAATCCTGTATGGAATTTGAGTGTCCCGGCTGAATTGCAGTGAAGCAGCCCAGAACGGAACAGGGTAGTGAACCTTCAGCCACATGCTCCAATATGACATGATTGAGTAAGCCGCCGAGTGAGACTTGTTGAAGCCGTAACCGGAGAACCGCAGGAGTTTAGCCCATATGGATTTTGCCTCGTCATCGGGGCAACCTCGCTCAATGGCGCCTGCAATAAACTTCTCCTGGTAAGCTGCCATTTTAGCCTTGTCGAACTTCTTGATCGCTGTTCGGAAATTGTCTGCCTCGACAAGCGAAAGCCCTCCCAAAACCACTACAGCCTTCATGATTTGCTCTTGGTAAACGTACAGCCCGAGCGTTGGCTCCGTAACCTCCTGGAGCATGTAGTCATATGTTGGCTCCTTCTTGCCGTTCAAAATATCGGCGAAGTCGGTGTGAGCGTTGCTTGACATCGGTCCAGGACGGTACAGAGCGTTCATTGCTATCAAGTGCTCAATGTCTTTCGGCTTGGAACGTATTGAGTAGGAGCGCAAGCCGTCAGAGCCGAATTGGAACACGTCCTCAACCCATCCCTTACCAAAAGCCTTGTACACTTGATGGTCGTCGAATGGTATATCCTCGAGTATGACATCTTGACCCAGTTGGGCAATGATTATGTCTTTGATGCGGTGGAACTTGTCGAGTTGGTCGAGCCCAAGTATGTCCTCCTTCAAATAGCCTCCACGGTCGGTATATTTCCCCTCCCATTGGCTCACAATTATCGAAGCACCGTCTTGGCCTTTCATCTTCTTGACAGGGAGCCATTCGTATATGGTCATCGGCGTCCCCTCATGGTCGAATTTGGGCACAATAATTACAGCGGAAGCGTGTACCGATTCATTTGTCGCTTGGTTCAAGCCGAAGTTCAATACATTGATTATTTCCGGGTTTTTCTGTACAAAGTCGTACACAACCTTAGACTGCAAGGCATACTTGAAAATATCTTCCCAAAGCCATTGCAATTGCTCATCCATGAAGGAGGTGACGTAATTCATATCAGAGAATGAAATACCCTTTATTTTGGCGAAGTCCTTCACGCCTGACTTGACCTTCATTCTGCCATAAGCCCCAATAGAGCAGACAAAGTCCTTCCCATACTTGTATTCCAAATATCGCTTCACCTCACCTCGGTGCTTTGATTCAAAGTCCAAGTCAATATCGGGTAATGCGTCGGCTTGCATGGCTCGTTCCCCTGAAACACGAGTCTCATTGATGAAACGTTCAAACAACAATCCGTATGGTATGGGATCAACCGTTGTTATGTCGAGCAAAAACGCTATCAGACTGCCTGCAACCGAGCCGCGTCCGCTTCCAACCATAATGCCTCGTTCGTGCTTGCTCCATCTTATCAAATCCCAAAGTATGAGGAAATAGTCAATGAATCCAGCCGGGACTATCACATTCAATTCAGTATCGAGCCGCTTGTAGTATTCTTGGAATTGGTCATCATCCAGGTGGCTCAATTTGGCTGCCCAACCTTCTTCAAGCAATTGATGAAACAACCCGCTCATGTCACCGGGTTCAAGACCTCTCCCCTCCCAAAAAGCGGCTTCCCTAATGCGCTGGAGTTTGGCGTCTCCTGCGCACTCACTCAACGATACCACCTCGTACTTGGGCAGTTTGTGCCTTCCAACATCTATTTTAAAATCGCACGTCTCCGACAAAATTACGGTGTTCTCTACCGCTTGCGTTAAAAACACAAGAGCCTCGTCTTCCCGTTCGGCGCCAAATAGGTCAAGGACTTTTATGAATGTCTCATCGAGCGTTTTGAAATGCTGCTCGTGGCTTTCCGGGTGGGCAACTCCTCCTGCCTTATTCATGTACTTTTTCAACAGCCACATCTCCTTGTCTATGTAATATGAGTCGTTGATAAGTATAGGCTGTAGCGGGCATTCCCTCCTGAGAAACTTCAAGTTATTCAAAACGCGAAGGTCGGTTGACTCACTTGCAAACTCCACCGAATCAAACTGCCAAAAGCATTGCTGAAAACGGCTTGCATACAATTTGAAAACTCCTTGCATGACAACATACTCCTCTTCCTGCGCTGGCAACGAGAAGCAACCGAACACAAAAGCAAGTCCTTCAGAATGCTTGAACAGGAATTGCTCTGTAACAGAATCGCCGTCGTCTTGGTCAATATGTATGTTCTTGCTTATCAGAAGAAGGTTGCGCCAGCCAGCCTTGTTTTGCACAAACAACTTAGCAGAAAATTTATGTCCGTTCGGCCTTGTTATTGTAGTGGACATCCCCATGATTGACTTCAATCCCTTCTTGTCGCAAGCCAGTTGGAAAGCCAGCGTGCCCCCGAGCGAATTATGGTCGCAAAGCGCAATGGTTTTTGCACCAATGAATTTAGCCTTCTCGCACCAAGCGTCAGGGGAGTGATTACCATTGTTCAACTCATATTCGGTATGTACCCCGAGGTGCGCCCATTCCATGTCTATCTGGAGCAACGGAGAGCCGATGAATTTGAACTGATTGAAGGCGATCTTTACCTTTCGGTTGCTCCCGTAATAGTCCTTATCATATGGAGCCCAATAGATTCTTTTGCCAAATTCAAATACAATTCCGGTCGGCTCTTGCTCCAAAAGCGACTTGCGCTCCGGTAGAGTCAACTCAAAGTGCATATCAACGTCGAACAGGTGTTCCCTGTCGTCAATAATCAAGAAAGCCTTTTCACC